CCATTTTTAGCAGTAACGTTTACATTTGCTCCGTTTTCAATGAGGAGTTGAACAATCTCTATATGATTATTCCTACATGCGGTATGTGTGGGTGACCTACCAAACTTATTATTCATGGTGACATCTGCGCCGTTTTTGATGAGTTCTTTAACAACATCTATATGACCCATTGAACATGCGAGATTTAGTGGTGAGCCATCACCTTGATCTTGTATATTAACCTCCGCACCTGCATTAAGGAGGTCTTTAACAATCTCTATATTATTATCTAAACATACGCTATGCAGTGGTGTCTTTCCATCCTCATCAATTGTGTTGACGTCTGCTCCTTTTTTAAGGAGTAGTTTTACAACTTTCGTATGATTATTCCTACATGCCTTGTGCAGTGGTGAATGACCACAATTATCAGTTGTTGCGACGTCTGCGTTATTGTCGATGAGGAGTTGAACAACTTCTATAGGACCCTTTATACATGCGAAATGCAGTGGTGTCTTGCCATACTTAGCAGCCGCGTTGACGTCTGCGCCTTTTTCGAGGAGGAGTTTAACAATCTCTGTATTACCCCATCCACATGCGCAATGCAGTGGTGTGTTGCCAAACTCATTAACCTTGTTGACGTCTGCGCCGTTTTCGAGGAGGAGTTTAACAATCTCCGCATAACTAAGCCCACATGCGAAATGCAGAGGTGTCTTGCCATCCTCATCAGATGTGTTGACGTCTGCGTAGTTTTCTAGGAGGAGTTTTACAACTTTCGTATGACCCCTTGAACATGCCTCGTACAGCGGTGTCTCGCCATACTTATTAGCTGTGTTGATGTATGCTCCGTTCTCGAGGAGTTCTTTAACAACATCTATATGACCCATTGAACATGCGTGATGCAGTGGTGAGCCATCATCTTTCGTTTCAACCATTTTATTTCCTATCTTTATTCTCGATGTGTGCTTCTAACAGTTTTATGATCTCTGTATGACCCTTTAAACATGACATATGCAGAGGAGTCTCTCCATACTTAGCAACCACGTTGACGTCTGCTCCGTTTTTAAGGAGGAGTTTTACAACTTTCGTATGACCTGACTCACATGCGTAATGTAGAGATGAGTAGTCTCGATCATTCGACGAGTTGACATCTGCTCCGTTTTTAAGGAGGATTTTAACAATATCAGTATGACCCTTATCACAGGCGGTTTGTAGTGGTGAGCCACCATGATCATCAGCTGTGTTGATGTATGCTCCTTTCTTGAGGAGGAATTTTACAATCTCTGGATGGTTACCTCCACATGTGATATGAAGGGGTGTGCTGTCCCCTTTAGTCTTCATGTTGACGTCTGCGCCGTTTTCTAGGAGGAGTTTCACAACTTTCGTATGACCTTCCGAACATGTGTAATGTAGGGGTGAGTAGCCAATCTCATTAGACATGTTTACGTCTGCTCCGTTTTTAAGAAGGAGTTGAACAATATCTATATGACCTGACTCACATGCGAAATGCAGTGGTGTCTGGTCAAACTCATTAACTGTGTTGACGTTTGCGCCGTTTTCGAGGAGTTTTTTAACAATCCCTGTATTACCTTTCGAACATGCATCAATTAACTCTTCGTCTAATTTACATTGTTCTTTCTCTTCAATCATTTTATGTCCTTTCTTGATTCTCGATGTGCGCTTCTAACAGTTTTATGATCCATGTATGCTTATTACCACGTGCAGAATGCATGGGTGTCTGACCATGCCTATCAGCCGTGTTGACGTTTGCTTCGTTTTTAAGGAGGAGTTTTACAACGTCTGAATGGTTATACATACATGCGTAATGTAGGGGTGTTTGGCCAAACTCATCAACCTTGTTGACGTCTGCTCCGTTTTCGATGAGGAGTTGAACAGTATCTATATAACCAAACAAACATGCGGTATGTAATGGTGTGCCACCATTCTCATCAACCATGTCTACGTTTGCGCCGTTTTTAAGGAGTAATTGAACAATCTCTAGATGACTCTTAGAACATGCGAAATGTAATGGTGTGAAGCCATACTTATTCGTCACGTTGACGTTTGTACCACTTGAAAGGAGTTCTTTAGCAAGATCTAGATGACCATTCTCACAGGTGATGTGTAGGGGTGTGTCGCCATACTTATTGACTGAGGTAACATTTGCGCCGTTGTTTAGGAGTTCTTTAACAATATTCGTTAAACCATACTCATATGCAAGATGCAGTGGTGTCTTTCCATTTTTAGCAGTAACGTTTACATTTGCTCTGTTTTCAATGAGGAGTTGAACAATCTCTATATGATTATTCCGACATGCGGTATGTGTGGGTGACCTACCAAACTTATTCTTCATGGTGACATCTGCGCCGTTTTTGATGAGTTCTTTAACAACATCTATATGACCCATTGAACATGCGAGATGTAGTGGTGAATCTTCACCTTGATATTGTATATTAACCTCCGCACCTGCATTAAGGAGGTCTTTAACAATCTCTATATTATTACCTAAACATGCGAGATGCAGTGGTGTCTCTCCATCCTCATCAATTGTGTTGACGTCTGCTCCGTTTTTAAGGAGGAATTGAACAATCTCTGTATGATTCCTCCTACATGCATCGTGCAGTGGTGAATGACCACAATTATCAGTTGTTGTGACGTTTGCGCCGTTTTCTAGGAGGAGTCGAACAATATCAGTATGATCTTCTAAACATGCGAGATGTAGTGGTGTTTGGCCATACTCATTAGTCACAGTAACATCTGCACCATTATCGAAGAGTGCTTGAACAACATCTGTATGACCCCACTTACATGCGACATGCAGTGGTGTAAATCCATACTCATTAGTCTTCACATTAACACCTGCTCCGTTTTTAAGGAGGAATTGAACAACATCCGTATGACTATACTGACATGCGGTGAGCAGTGGTGAATCTCCATCCGCATCAGTTGTGTTGACATCTGCGTTATTGTCGATGAGTGCTTTAACAATCTCTGTATGACCGCGCGAACATGCCTCATGCAGAGGAGTCTCTCCATACTTAGCAACCACGTTGACGTTCGCCCCGTTTTTAAGGAGTTCTTTAACAACAATCAGACGACCTTCATAACATGCGAGATGTAACGAGGTGTATCCTTTCTTATTAGCTGTGTTGATATTTACGCCCTTTTCGATGAGTTCTTTAACAACATCTATATGACCTATTGAACATGCGTGATGTAATTGTGAGCGATCATCTTTCTCATCAGTCGTTTCAACCATTTTATTTCCTATCTTTATTCTCGATGTGTGCTTCTAACAGTTTTATGATCTCCATATGACCATATAAACATGCGATATACAGAGGTGTCTGGTCAAACTTATCAACTGTGTTGACGTCTGCGCCGTTTTCGAGGAGGAGTTTAACAACTTCTATATGACCCTCAAAACATGCGAAATATAGTGGCGACCAGCCACCGGTATCAACCTTGTTGATGTCTGCGCCGTTTTCTAGGAGGAGTCGAACAACATCCGTATGCCCACACTCACATGCTACGTGTAGTGGTGAGCCACCATCCTCATCAACCATGTCTACGTTTGCGCCGTTTTTAAGGAGGAGTCGAACAATATCAGTATGGTTATACATACATGCGAAATGTAGTGGTGACTGTTCATACTTATCAGTCATATGGACGTTTACTCCGTTTTTAAGGAGGAGTTCAACAATCTCTATATGATCTCCTCTACATGCGAAATGCAGGGGTGAGTATCCATACTTATTAGCTGTGTTGATGGTTACGCTGTTTTCGAGGAGTTCTTTAACAACATCTATATGACCCCATGCACATGCGAGATTCAGTGGTGTGTCACCATTCTCATCTTTCGTTTCAACCATTTTATTTCCTATCTTTATTCTCTACAGACTTGTAGACTTCTCTCTTTATACAGGTGCATAATTATACAAAAAAAGAGAGCCCAAAATTATTCATAATGGACTCTCTATAACATTAACTTTAAAAATCAAAGGTTTCTTATACCTTAAGGAGACCTCTTGTACCACTTAGTGGGTAGGATTGTCTACAGACTTGTTGTACAGATTTATGATCTCCACATGACTTGACTCACTTGCCAGTTGTACAGGTGCCTGGGTGACCACTATCTTTCACGTTGACGGCTGCGCCGTTTTTAAGGAGGAGTTTAACAATCTCTGTATGACCCACAACACTTGCGAGATGTAGTGGAGTCTCTCCATCCTTATTAATCGAGTTGACATCTGCGTCATTCTCTAGGAGTAATTGAACGATCTCTTTATGACCCTCTAAACATGCAATATTCAGAGGTGACCAACCGCTATTGCTAGTCACATTGACGTTTGCGTTATTGTCGAGGAAGAGTTGAACAATCTCTGTATGACCTCTATAACATGCATGATACAGAGACGTATTGCCATCTTGATCTTGTATATTAACCTCCGCACCTGCATTAAGGAGTAATCGAACAACATCCGTATGACCTCTATAACATGTGATAAACAGAGGTGTATTGTCATTCTTATCTTGTGTAGTAACCTCCGCACCTGCATTAAGAAGTAATTGAACAACATCCGTATGACCTTTCCAACATGCGAGATGTAGTGGTGAGTCTTCATCTTGATCTTGTATATTAACCTCCGCACCTGCATTAAGGAGTAATCGAACAATATTCGTATTACCTGTAGCAGATGCGATATGTAGAGGTGTGTGGCCGAACTCACTAGTCACGTTAACAACTACACCATTGTCGAGGAGTTCTTCAACAACACACGAATGACCCCCAACACATGCGAGATGAAGTGGAGTCTCTCCATCCTCATTAACCCCATTGACATCTGCGTTACTTGAAAGGAGTAATTCAACAACCTTTGTATGACCCTTTAAACATGCGATAAACAGTGGTATCTTCCCGTTACCCCTCTCAGTGTTTACACACGCGTTATTTTTTAGGAGTAGTTTTACAACGTCTGAATGACCGTTTCTACTTGCGAGATGTAATGGTGTCTTACCATACTCATTAGGCGTGTTGGCGTTTGCGCCGTTTTCGAGGAGGAATTGAACATCATTCATATGACCCTTTAAACATGCCTTATGTAGAGGTGAGTTGCAGTTCTCATTAATCATTTTATTACCTTTCTTTATGTTTTCTTCTAAGAGATTTTTGATATCCATATGTCCTAATTCACATGCGATATGCAAGGGTTTATCATAATCTTTCGTGTTAGACAATTTATTTCCTTTCAATAAGTGAAAGATAGGAACTATAGACTATATTAATGGTTGAATTCTTTAGCCATTAGGAGGTTTACAACTGGATAATGCTTGTGATTACGAGCAATGTTGATAGGTGTACGACCTTCATTATCTCTAACATGCGTATCAGCACCTGCTACTAGAAGTGATCTAACACACCCTGGATGTCCACACATACAAGCGCTGTGCAAGGCTGTAAAACCTTTAAAATCTCGAATTGTTAAATCTGCCTTGCTCATTAGAAGTTGTCTAATGACTGGTAACTTACCGTAGAAGCAAGCTAGGTGAAGAGGGGTAGCGCCGTCTTGATCTCTACTATTAATATTAGCACCGCTAATCAAACCTTCACGAACACGGAGTAAACGACCTGTTGCGCTGTTATAATGAAGAGGACTGAAACCGTCATGTGATATAGGTGTTTTTTTGTAGTAGCTTCTAGCCGACATATCTGCAAAGCTACGAGTCATCTCTGCAAAACTTGAAGAAGTTTTCGACGCAGAGCTTGAAGAATCTTTCGGTGAAGACTTGCGAGCAGGTTTCTCTGGTGGTGGGTATCTTTTCATAATATCCACAATACTAACGAACTCTTTTAAAGGTTCACCACTTTGTGGTGGTTGTCGTGTATCAATAGGAACTACATTGACCCTTGAACGTGATGGAAACATTAAATATACCTTTCATTCTCTTAACAAGTTTCTTGTTAAACCTATTATCTCAACATTATCAAGTGATTGACCCGTAAATGTTAAGAAATAACCTTAGTCTCTATTACATGGTATTCACCTTCTCTATTGTTAATCATGTCACAAAGGTCTGAATCACTAACTTTCTTTTCATCTGCTAATACCGCATTTTTAACAGCGTCGAGACAGGCGGAAACTAATTCTGCATGACACAAATTAGAACTGTTCTCTATAACACGATCCCACATGAAATCTTTAGGTTTAAATGTTCCTAATACATTTTCTATCAATTGTTGTTTTTCCTCATCTGTAGGGTTACTATAATACAGGACATCATCAAAACGCCTAAACAGTGCTTTGTCTAAAAGTTCCTGGTTATTCGTTGCGGCAATAACAATGCTATCCAACATATCTTGCTCTATAAATTGCAAGAACGAATTTAAAACACGGCGCATTTCTACAACATCATTACTTAAACCTCTATCCCCACCAATAGAATCAAACTCATCAAAGAAATAAACACCAAGTTCTTCTTTCATGAAATCAAATACCCGTCTTAGTCTTGTGCTGGTTTCTCCGAGATACTGACTTACAAGACGATCAACTTGTATTGTATGAAGTGGGATACGAAGCTCATGCGCCAACACATTCGCCGTCATTGTTTTACCTGTTCCAGGAGGCCCAACCAAAAGTATTTTCCTGCGGTGAGACAGGCCGTGTGATTTCAGTTTGGCTCTCTGTCTAAACTCATGAATAATTTTGTCTATTCTTGATCGTATATCAGGATGCACTACAAGAACTTGTTTCGATGTTGTTGGCTCTTCGGTTAAAATCAAACCCCTAAACTCTGTTACATTTTTCGTTTTAACCATTTTATTTCCTTTCTTTATTCTATACAGAGTAAATTATGAAGCTCTCAAGTAACTCTACTAAATTCGTATAACCCTTTCTCCTTGCGCAATTCAAAGGGGTCTCACGATTTACACTAGCTTGATTGACATCTGCACCACTTTTTAGTAATAAAGCTACAGTTTTCGAATAGCCCTTCGAACAGGAAACATACAAAGGAGTGTTATCATAGTTATCAGCTATATTCACGTCTGCACCTTTTTCAAGAAGATACTTAACAATACTTGTATGTCCATGCTTACACGACAAGAATAATGCAGACTTACCATGTTCACTAATACTATTTATGTCTGCTCCTTCTTCTATCGTAGATATGACAACATCATGATGTCCTTTATAACAAGCACTAATAAGAGTGCAATTTAACTCATGTTGATTTTTATTCAAAACATCTAAACCAGTCTCAAGTAATTTAACAACTTCCTCATTATCAGAAATACGAGCTTTAGACAAAGTAGAAAGCTTGTTACTATCTTTCAACAAAGCTTTTGCCCCATTATCTAACAAGATCTGAATAATATCTTTATTATCCCTTATACAAGCAAGATCAAGAGGTGATTCTCCATTCACTCTCTGAACGTTGATGTCTACGCCGTTTTTAAGGAGTTCTAAGATAGACTCTTTCTGGTCATAAATACATGAAAGGTGTAGTGGTGAGTAACCGTCGTTATTAAATAAATATATGTCTACTCCATTTTCTATAAGAAGCTTCATAATCTCTACATAACCGTGCCTACATGCGTAATGGAAAGGTGTCTGTCCAATGGAATTAATTAGGTTAACATCTGCTCCTTTATCTATCATCCACTTAACAGCCTCTGTGTACCCTTTTATACACGCTAGATGCAATAAGGAATACGTGAATGAATTGTTCACATTCACGTCTGCCCCTGCTTTAAGCAACTTTAAAACACACTCTTCACTCCCTGTGTAAAGCATTTGTAAAAGTTGTTTGTTTAACAAGTCTTTCTCTTTTGAAGAAATCATTCCACACCTTTCAATTGACATAATAGTTTCTGAAGATTTTGCTTATCTGTCTCTAAGGTTTCTAAATCCTTTCTAGATTTATCGATTGCAAAAGGTGAAGCTTTCTCAATGAACTCTGGATTACTTAGACGATTGTTCATAACACTCATATTTAAATTTACCCTTTCTATTTTTCTAGTGGTTGTGGATATAAGGTTGTCTGAATCTAGTTCATCAAAAATAAAAAGTTCTACCTTTGAAGACCCTATATAAAGACCTAGACTTTTACCTTGTAACCCCTCTTTACACTTAACTTTGGCACAATCCTCTATAATCTGGTGTAGATTATAGACGGGTAGGTCACCTAAACTTATACAGAATACTTGTGAATGAGAAATGTTAAGTGATGCACGAATTGACCTAATCTCTGCAATCAAAACCACCATCAAGTCAACATGTGGTACATTCTCTTGCTCTTCTAGCGTAGGCCAGACTTGTAGACTTCCACTACATTGTAATAGAGAGGAAAGACCTTGTGTGTGAAAAGGCATAAAAGGATGTAAAACCTGTAATACTCTCTCCACAGCCCATCCCATACATGCTTTAGTTTCTTCTTTCTCTTCAGACGACCCTTTAGAAAAAATGACTTTGGAAAACTCAAGATATAAATCACAAAATTCCTCTCGTACGTGGGAGTACACTCTATCAGCTGCTCGATTAAAATGGTATCCCTTAAGAGAAGAACTTACAGATTCTACTAACGAGGCACTTCTACCTACAATCCATTTATTAATAGGATGTTTCGCTGTCTGTGAATTAAACCCTATCTGTGGCAAGGCTTCGTTTATCAGACAGTATTTTACAGCGTTCCGAATCTTTGTACAAAAATTACGGCAGCTTTCCATTTTGCTTTCAGAAATTCTAATGTCTTGCCCCATTGTTGCAGTAGATGCAAGGGTAAAGCGTAAAGCGTCAACACCGTATTTGTCACATAAGTCCAAAGGATCAATAGTATTCCCTGCGGATTTAGACATCTTCTGACCCTTTTCATCACGAACAAGAGCGTGTATATACACCTCTCGAAAAGGAATAATCCCATCACCTTTCAAATCTTTCATGAAATACAAACTGAACATAATCATACGTGTAACCCAGAAGAAAAGAATGTCAAACCCTGTCATTAAGATTGAACTAGGAAAGTACTTCTCTAACTCTATTGTAGAGTTAGGCCATCCCAAAGTTACAAACGCCCATAGTGCAGAGGAAAACCATGTATCCAAAACATCTGTATCTTGAGTTAACTCAACATCGAACCTAAAGTGACTCTCTGCCTGTTTATGAGCATCTTCTTCTGATATTGCACAAAATATCTCTCCATCCTCAGAATACCATAGAGGAATTCTGTGACCCCACATCAATTGCCTTGAAATACACCAAGGTTCTATTGTCTCTAACCTACTAAGGTAGGTTTTTTTCACTGACTCAGGATGAAATTTAATAGACCCGTCTTCTACAACTTCAATCGCTTTTTTAGCCATGTCTGCCGTATCAACAAACCATTGGTATGTGAGATAAGGTTCTATGGGAACTCCTGAACGATCTCCAAAAGGAACTACATGCTCGTGGTCTACAGCTTTTTCCAAAATACCTGTTTCACCACAATGCTTGACAATCCAATCCCTTGCAGCAAAGCGATCCAAACCATCTAGAGCATCTATCGTTGCAGAAACTTCTCTGGATGATTCTTCGGGCAAACCCTCTAGGAAATCCTCATTTCCAGCAAGCTGAATGTGAGCAGATACGTCCATAATGTTAATGCTACGCAGGTTATGCCGTTTGCCTATCTGAAAATCATCCATATCATGCGCAGGTGTAATTTTGACAGCACCCGTCCCCAAAGTCTGGTCTACATGACTATCCGCAACAATCGGTATTCTTCTACCGACCATTGGCAGAATTGCAAATTTACCAATCAATCCCCTATAGCGCTTGTCATCAGGATGAACTGCTATCCCTGTATCTCCTGGAATAGTCTCTGGACGAGTTGTTGCGACTGTAATTGTTTGCTTACAACCTTCTATGGGATATTGGAAATACCACAATGTTCCTTGAACTGTCTTGGAAACAACCTCTAAATCTGATATAGCAGTCTCTAAATAGGGATCCCAATTTACCAGGCGATGATCACGAAAAATCAACCCTTCTCTGTATAATGTTACAAAGGCATGTCGTACAGCACGAGAAAATTCTTCATCCATCGTAAAGCGTTCCCGCTCCCAATTGCACGATGCCCCAAGGCGGTCTAACTGTTCTTTAATCCTTGAACCTGATTTTTTCTTCCACGCCCATACATGCGAAAGAAAAGTGTCACGATCCATGCCAGAAACACATCCAACACCATGCTCTTTTTCAAGCTCTCTAGTCACAACCATCTGAGTAGCTATCCCAGCATGATCTACGCCTGGCTGCCACAAAACATCGTCACCACACATGCGACGCCATCTAATAAGAATATCCTGCAACGTACTATTGAGAGCATGTCCAATGTGTAAAGTCCCTGTCACATTCGGTGGTGGAAGTACAATACAGAAATTTTGTCTTTTATCCATGATCTTCCCCTCCAATAATTTATTGCTAATAAAGCGATTTACATCACCTTTCTTTCTTCTTATATAAGTTATAAGTAGTTCGAAGTCTCTGTATAACAACCTAAACATTATTCATGAAGGAAGGTTCTCTAAAAGATTTCTAATCTCTGTATGACCTGCCTCACTTGCGAGATGTAGGGGAGACCTACCATCCTCATTAGACACATTGATGTCTGCACTGTTCTTGAGGAGTGTCTCAACAACGACCTGATTACCCATTAAACATGCGAAATGCAGTGGTGTGTTTCCACCCTTAGTAACAACGTTAACATTTGCGCCGTTTTTAAGGAGGAGTTTAACAATGTTAGTATGACCTTCTAAACATGCGCTATGTAATGGTGTGTCGTCATACTCATCAACTGTGTTGATGTTTGCGCCGTTGTCTATGAGGAGTTGAACAATCTCTGTATTATCATTGTAACATGCGATATGCAGTGGTGTGAAGCCAAGCTCATCAGTTGTGTCGACATGTTCACCGTTTTTAAGGAGTCGTTGAATAATCTTTAAATCACCATTTAAACATGCATCTAGTAACTTTTTATTTTTCTCATTATCCATATTATACCCTTTCTTTATGTACTGTTTTAACAGCTTTATGATCTCGGTATAACTATGGTTACATGCGATATGCAGGGGTGTGCTGTCATAATCATCAGTCACGTTTATGAGTGCGCCTTTTTCTAGGAGGAGTCGAACAATCTCTGTATGACCTTGCCAACATGTGATATGTAGGGGAGAACTTCCAAAACCACCTGTCACGTTAACATCTGCACCATTGTCGAGGAGGAGTTGAACAACATCTGTATGACCTTGAAAACATGCGATATGCAGTGGAGTCTGACCCTTACTATCAGGCAAGTTAACATTTGCACCTTTTTCTAGGAGTTCTTTAACAATATCCAGATGACCTTCTAAACAGGCTTGAGCTAACTCTACCCCTAATTTATCTTGAACTTTTTTCTCTGTAGTCATTTTATCCATTTTCTTGATGTGCTGTTTTAACAGCTTTACGATCTCTGTATTATCAAATTCACATGAGATATGTAGCGGTGTGTAGCCCTGCTTATTAACCACGTTAACATCTACATCATTTGTAAGGAGTAATTTAACAACTTCTATATGACCATTCCAACATGCACGATGCAGCGGTTTCTGACCATTCAACTTAGTCATGTTAACGTTTGCACCCTTTTCTATGAGTTCTTGAACAAGATCAGTATTACCCAATTCACATGATATAATGAACAACTCATCTAATTTAGCTTGTTCTTTTTTCTCTATAGTCATTTTACCCTCTTTCTTTATTCATATGTTCTATTAGAAGTTCTATGATATCAGTATAACCCCACCTATATGCCTCATATAGTGGTGTCTCTCCATTCGTACGAGTCAAGTTAACATTTGCACCTTTTTCTAGGAGTAATTTAACACCATCTGTATGACCATCAATACATGCGAGATGTAGTGGGGAGCTACCACACTCGGTTTGAATCTCAATATCCGCCTGTCTTTCGAGGAGATCTTGAACAATATTCGTATAACCATTATAACATGCATAATGTAGAGGGGACCAGCTGGTATCATCAACATTGTTTATGTTTGCGCCTTTTTCAATTAGTAATTCAACAATATCTAAACGACCTCTCGAACATGCCTTAACTAACCCTCGATCTAATTTACGTTGTTCTTTCTCTTCAATCATTTTATTTCCTTTCTTGATTCTCTTTCTATGTGTTCTTCTAGAAGCTTTATGATCTCTCTATCATCCGACCTATATACGATATCGTATGGTGTTTTGCCATACTGACCAACTGTGTTGATGTTTGCGCCGTTTTCTAGGAGTAGTTTAACAATCTCTGTCTTACCCCATAAACATGTGTGATGCAGTGGTGTCTCACCATACTCATTAACCTTGTTGACGTCTGCTCCGTTTTCTATGAGGAGTTGAACAACATCTATATAGCTCTTACTACATGCAAAATTCAGAGGTGAGTTGCCATACTTATCAGTCGTGTTGACGTCTGCGCCGTTTTCGAGGAGTAATTCAACAATATCCGTATTACCTTCAACACATGCGATATATAATGGTGTGTTACCATACTCATTATTAATTGTCATCATGGATGTGCCGTTTTCTAGGAGTAATTTCACAACTTTCGTATGACCATACCTACATGCGATATATAATGGTGTGTTATTATCATTATTAATCGCGTTGACGTCTGCGCCGTTTTCGAGGAGTAGTTGAACAACATCCGTATGACCAAACCAACATGCGATGAGCAGTGGTGACTCTCCATACTTATTCTTCACGTGGACGTCTACACCTTTTTTAAGGAGGAGTTCTTTAACAAGATCTGTGTGACCTTCTCTACATGCAACACTTAACTCTTCATATAATTCAATTTGTTCTTTCGTTTTAATCATTTTATTTCCTTTCTTTATTCTCTTTAAACTCTTCTCTCTTGATACACACTTTTAGAAGATCTTCTATATCTATATAATCTAGGAAATGTGCGATACGTAGTGGTGACCACCCTTTACCATAAGTTGTGTTGACGTTTGCGCCGTTTTCGAGGAGGAGTTTCACAACTATCGTATGACCGTACCTACATGCGATATATAATGGTGTGTTATCCTCATTATTAATCGCATTGACGTTTGCGTCGTTTTTAAGGAGTAGTCGAACAACATCCGTATGTCCCCTTGAACATGCGTGATGTAGGGGTGAGTTGCCATCCTTATCAGTTGTGTTGACGTCTGCGCTGTTTTCGAGGAGGAGTTGAACAACTTTCGTATGACCCAAGGTGCATGAGATAACTAACTCTTCGTCTAATTTACGTTGTTCTTTCTCTTCATTCATTTTCTTCCCTTTCTTCTCTACAGACTTTACTTAATCTACACACTCTTTAACAGATCTCCTTGCCTCCTCTAATAGAAGAAGAACCTTTACATGATCCGCAAAACCCTGGTAACGCTCTTTTGTCATAGGGACATCTTTAAGACAGTTAATATCTACACCATTGTCTAGGAGAAATTGAAACAAATCTACAAGACCGTTTCTATATGCATAGAACAAAGGAGTAACCCCTATCTCATCCTTCATATTGATATCTACTCCGAACTCAAGAAGTAACTCCATTACAAGTGTATTGTTTGACCTGCATATGTAAGACAAAGTAGTTCTTCTTCCTTTATTAGGGTCAATGACGGTAGAATCAACTACAGCTGCACCTTTTTCAAGTAGAAGTCTGACCATACCTAGATCAGATCTCAGACATGCATAGCATAATAAGGTCGACGGACCTTTCTTAGAAAGGGTGACATCTGCGCCGTTCTTAAGCAAGAATTCAACAACATGTTTTTGACCATGTGAACAAACAGCCTCTAATACTGTACTATACTGTTGATCAGTAGAAACAAGATTAATATCCACTCCATGTTTAAGAAGTACCGAAGCAATATCTAAGTGACCTCTTGTACATGCATCTTCGAAGGCGCTAGAATATCTACTCTTCGAAGTCGCGTCAGCACCTGCCTTGATCAACAATTCAACTATATCCACATGACCGTTTCTACATGCCTGCTGTAAAGGTGTCTGTAGTGTTTTGGTACGAGAAAAAACAGTTTGTACATCATAATCGATGAGGAGTTTAACAATCTCTATTGAACCTTTTTCACAAGCAATGTGTAAAGCAGATTGGTTGTAGTCATCACACAGAGTGACGTCAGGTTTCTTTTCAAGAATGGCTTTAACAATCTCTGTATGACCCCCATCACACGCGTAATATAGAGGGGTAGCTCCGAACGTGTCTTGTTTGTTAACTTTTACACCATAATCAAGTAAAGATTGAACAATCTCTGTGTGTCCATGATAACATTCCCAACGTAGTTTACACCCGTTAACTACTTGAACGTTGGCTCCTGCTTTAAGTAAGGCTTTAACCGCCTTTGTATGACCTCCTTCACATGCGTTGTGTAAAGGGTTGCAATTATACGATCTTGTTCCTCCGTTAACTTTCGCACCGTTCTCAGCAAGAACTTTAATAACATCAGCACAACCTCTATAACATGCAATATATACAGGATTGCGACCCGCTCTATCAACAAAATTGATATCTGCTCCATTCTTAATAAGTATTTCGATGGTGTTCGTGTGTCCTCTAAAACATGCGTGATGCAGTGGTGTCCAGTCTTGATAGTCTTTAGCGTGGATGTCTGCACCGTTCTTTAGGAGGAATTGAACAATATCTGTATTCCCAAACTCACATGCGAGATGCAGTGGTGTCTCACCAGACTTAATAGTGCAATTAACATTTTCACCTTCAACAAGGAGTCTTTCCACTAGGTCTAGATGATTGTGTCTAGACGCAGAGATCATAGGTGGGTATCTGGACTCACTAGACACATTAACAATTCCTCCATTCTCAAGAAGGTTGTGAATAACGTCCATGTTTCCAATCCTGAAAGCATTCTGTAAATCATTCTCTAAACTACTCATTGATTTTCCCTTTCTAACATCTTAATAATTCTCTTATTGTTATCCTAGCAACACACCCTTTTTTCTATAAATAGTTCACAAATGGCTTTACCATCTTTACCATTTAGTATCTCTGTAGGAAATAAGCCATCTTTAGTAGTCAACATATGGTTCGCTCCATTATCTAGAAGAAGTCTAACAACTTCTACATTACCGCTGTAACATGCGAAAAAGAAAGGTGTGTGACTTTCCCATTCAGTATAATTAACATCTACACCATAATTAATCATGAACTCAACAAGCAATGCCTTTCCCTGTCGGCAAGCAAGTTGAAAAGGACTCATTCCAAAGTCGTTAATAAGATAGAGATTTGCCCCTTTTTCTAGGAGGAGTTTAGTTATGTCTACAACCCCTTTGAAACAGGAAATGTGTATAGGAGTCTCTCCTATATCACTCCTTGATTCAAGGTTCGCTCCATTATCTATAAGAAACCTAACTTCATCTATATCCTTGTTCGCACAAGCCGAATGAAGAAATGTAGCTCCATACTTCCAACTCTCATTAATGTCCCCTCCACTATCTAAAAATTCTTTGATAGATCTTATCTGTCGGTTCTTATATGTTTCACTCATTTACTTTTCCTTTCAAGAATTCTACAATTTTAATATGTCCAAAATGTGTAGCTATATCCACAGAGGTTCTTCCTCCTCTATCCTTTTTTTCTATGTCTGCTCCTAACCCAACTAGTAATTCTACTATCTTTAGGTCTCCACTCTCACAGACAAGATGAAGAGTCGTTCTCCCTGCTTGAGACATACTATTAATAGGAAACCCACTCTTTATAGCATCTCTCAGAAGATCAACTCTATCTTCTGAATAAGACAGTCTCAGAGGTTTTATGTGACAAGAAGAAAGTTTAGGTACTATTGGGTAGTGCGTAGGCTCTTCGAATAAGCTACTGACTACTTGTCTTGAAGATGTATGATTGACCTGTCTTCCTTTGGAAGTTTCTAACACTGAAACAGGAAAAATCTCATTAGAACTCTCTTCAATATATGGCTGATAAGTTTTATTCACGGCATTATTAACTTTAAACATATTCTCTCCTCTATCTTGTTTACGTTGTATTTATTTTATCTTTTGTTAAATCACTTGCTTATCATCTTTATACCTCCTTTTCTAAGAGCTCTACTATATCATCTCGACCGGACATATGTGCAGAGGTGAGCGCTGTATGACCTACAGAATTAACTGTTGTAAGATCCACTTTCTGTTCTAGAAGGAGTTGGACTATCTTTGCATTCCCTAAACAACAAGCTATTCTAAGAGCCGTTGCACCAAACTCTGTGGAATGGTTCACATTCGCGCCATTCTCTATAAGAGATTTAACCATTCCTACATTATTCCTTGCACACGCATAATATAAAGGTGAGTACCCTATACTATCTGTCAAGTTGACGTTTGCTCCTTTTAATAGTAGGTGTGTGAATAACTCATTGTACCTGTGCCTGCACGACATCATCAAAATAGTCCCACTCCCTGAATAGGTGTCGTCTATGTCTGCACCTTCTTCTATAAAGAGTTTAACAAGGTCTAAAAACCCTAAAGAACATGCTAAACGAAGTTGTCTCTGTAAATCATTACACGCCCCATGTTGTAAGAGAATTTTTACAACTTCCGTGTAACCTCTTCTACATGAAAAATCGAATGCACTAACACCCCAACTAGTTCGGGCATTGATATCAGCTCCAGCCTCCAAAAGAATTTTGGCAGAGTCTGCCTGACCGTTACTACATGCATAAAAAAGAAAAGACTTTCCATAGTCAAAAACTGTATTAACATCCACACCCTTGTTTATACAATATTGTACAATACGTACAATATCTAACTCTGTATATCCTGGACGTGATGCACAAGCTCTTCTAAGATCACCACAATAACTTTTATCTTCCTTCATAAATAATGGGGACTTATCCTTATATCCTGTTACACATGCTAGTTCTTTATCCATGTTTTTTCCCTCTAAAACTGCTACACACTTTGCCCTCATAAACAAGGTAAAGATTTCTTAACCTAAACACCGATTAAAACGGATTCTAAGATATGTAAAATAAATTGTGGGTTTATACTACAGTTTCATAGCTGTAGTCTTGTGACATAGCTTTTTCTAAGACTAAACAAATATCTTCATAGTTATTGTCTTTAGCTAAGTCAAGTGGGGTCATATCCCACACGTTCTTAATGTCAAAGTGTATGTCTCTTGTACAGAGAAGTTTAACAATCGACAAAGAATTCGAAGAACACGCTAGGTGCAAAGGTGTGTCTCTATAAATATTAGCCACATTAACTTTAGCACCGTTGTCTAATAACACCATGGCGACACCTAAGTAGCCCATCTGACAAGCTAAATGTAGAGCTGTAAATTTATATGAACTTTCCTCAATTCTTGCCCCTTTCTGTAGAAGCCTCTTAACTATTGGGGTGCTTCCTTTAACACTAGCGTAATGGAGTGGAGTGAACCCGTCTTTATCCTTTACATCTATATCACAACCAGAAAGAATTAACATGTCTGCAATCTCAATGTATCCGCTACAACAAGCTGTATGTAGTGGTGAAGCTCCATTACTGCCTTTTAAATTTGTAAATGTCTTCATTAAAAGACATTTTACAACTTTAGTGTACCCATACACACAAGCGATATGTAAAGGCTCATCTCCATCTTTATCTAAAGCGGTAGGGTCTGCGCCGCAATCAAGAAGTTCTTGAACAATTTCAGGATATCCATGTCTACATGCTAGGTGTAAACTTGTATCAGAATCTGCATCTCTGGATTCTATGTCACATCCTTTTGAGATTAAAGCCTGTACAATATTAACGTATCCCCAACCACACGCTATATGTAAAGCAGAATTCCCTTTCGCATCTCTTATCTCTAAATCTAAATTCTTTTCTAATAGTTTCTTGACGTTCTTCTCATTTCCTGTAGAGCAAGACTCTAGAAGGTCTAATTGATAATCTTGAACACTCATCTCACTGTACGTGACATAAGGCGAGGACGCCATGTCTGGACTTAATAGAATTATTTTTGTTGGAGGAGTAATTTTTTCTACAGCTCTAACTACTGTAGCTTGAAACTGGTCTATTTCATCTAACTTAGATAAATCTGCGGGTACACTCGAACTCCTACTTATACTTGAATAAGCTCTTGTACCCATTTTACCACCTAAAATATAATATTGATTTTTAAATATTAACAGAAAGCGAAAATTTAATCAACATTTTTATTTTTCGCAGAAAGTACAAATTTTTAAAATAAACCTTATTGAACTAACAACGAATAATTTATTTATAAGAATAGAATGTATAGTATAAATATTTTATTAAATTTACACCTAAATTAAAACATTAAAAATAATTCTGTTACTTTGGCTCTTTAACCATCGTCAACAAGAACTCCACTGTCTAGTAATAAAGACAATATATCTAAACAACCTTTTATTCTACAATTTGAAAGAATACTCTTTCCAAACTGATCACAATAGTTCACATCTGCACCTCTTTTAATTAGAAGTCTGGCTATATCTACATACCCATTTCTACAAGCTAAAAGAAGAGCTGTACCTTCTGAACCTATACAGTCTATAAGACATCCATAACTAACAAGAATAATGCATATCTCTTTATAGCCCAACTTACATGCGTAGTGAAAAGGAGTGAGCCCAAACTTATCCTTTGCATCCTCGTCAACACGGTATGTAAAATTTAAAAGAAATCTAACAACTACAACATTTCCTGCTATGCAAGCTGTATGAAGACAAGTACGACCTTCTTCATCTACACAAAACCTATCTGCCCCTTTATCTATAGACCTAACAATTTTCTGAATATCCCCTATGAGGCAATACTCTTGTAAGTCCTTATTCAAGTCTTCTGATTGATGCATTCTAACCTACCCTCTAACCTCTACTTATTCTTCCTACTGTAGTTTCACAGCGCGTGTGGCTGCCTTTTCCTACAGGTATTGTACAGCGCGTGTGGCTGCCTTTTCCTACAGGTATTGTACAGCGCGTGTGGCTGCCATTCTTTGGACTACATGTATAACTTCTAGTCTATTTTCCCAAAACTCTCTGCGGACTTCATTAAATTAACTATTCTAATATGACCTCTGCTAGTAGCTAACTGTCTAGGGGAGAAACCTAATTTATTTTTAAGTAAGATACTAGACCCGCTAGATAGAAGAAGTTTACACACTGATAAATGATCTTTCATACAAGCTAAATGTAACGAGGAGTCGCCATGATCGTTAACCGCCGAAATACGAGCAGATTTATCTAACAGCACTTGTACTGTATCTTCTCTCCCAGCCAGTGAGGCAAGATGTAAACAAGTGTTCCCTTCAGAACCACTTTTTATTTCTGGAGAAACTCCTAGATTTAACAACAACTCTACACAAGAAGTCTTGCCCTCAGAGCTTGCTATGTGGATAGGAAGGAACATCTCGTTATTAGTGACGTCTATATTACACCCTGAACCTACAAGAGCTTCTACGACCTTATAATGACCACAGAAACAGGCGTGGTGTAGAGCAGAGTTCCCAAATAGATTCTTCTTATCTAAAGAAACCCCTGTCCCAATAAAAAGATTTAAGAATTCCATAGAACCTTTTAACGCGACATAGTGTAAAGGAGAATCTCCCCTACAATCTCCCTCTAACATGTCTGCACCTTTTTTAAGCATAATTGTTACCACTTTCGTAACGGTATTTAAACATGCTAAATGTAAAGGAGTTTGACCTATTAATGTTTTACTGTTTAGGTTTTCCCCTTTTGTTGTCAGGATTTTTACTATGGCAGAATGACCATATTTACAAGCTAAATGTAAAGGTGTCTCTCCTTTACTTGAAACTTGAAACTTGAAACTGTTCTTACCCTTTATAATAGATCTAACCTGTACAGTGTTACCTTTTCTACAGGCATCCAGTAAGTCTAAAACCATTTTAGAGGACCTCTTAACACTCTGACAATATAGCAAGATACTTTTTTACATCTGATCTTACGACCTTCTGTTCTTCAGGTATTAGGTATCTCAAAACGTCTAAATGATCATTATAACAAGCAACGTATAGAGAAGAGTGACCTAACATGTTTCTTATAGATACCTTACACCCAAACTCTATAAGAGTTTGGGTGCATCTAACACCGTGTATAATACAAAGTGAAAATAATTTCAAATATTTCTCCTTACTAGGACACCTTTCCTTAACTTTAAGTCTCTTTAATAATAACTGCTTGATATCAGACCTTGCATTCACACATGAATAATGGAGGCAAGAGTTCCCATACACATCTTGAACATTACAATCTAAACCACTAGCCAGTAAATCTCGAATATCCTTACAGATGTGTTGTTTATCAGACATTCTATTTACCCGCATGAACCAACACCGCATATAGGGCATATAGCACATGAACCTGAATTAGAAGGGATAGAAGAATTACAGGTTTTACATACCATCTCTGATGACTGTAGCACAGACATCCTCCCTGACTCCGCACACTCTCTATAAGTTGTACACCCCTTTAACCCGAGAGAATAAGCCGCTAAATAGATGTTTTTAAAGTCTTCATACGAAAGATCTGTAGGTACATTAACTGTTTTTGAAATAGCAGAATCTACCCACTCTTGAGCTGCTGCTACCATCTTTAAATGAGACACCACTGTCAAATCTTTTGCTGTATTCATATAGTGAGGAAGAGGGACAGATCCTAGTTCTTTATCAGGGTGTAAAGTAGAATAAAACTTTAGATAACCATAGTCGTAAACTTCGTACTGTCTCTTAGTATCTTCGTTAAACTCATCTTTAACAAGAACCTTTCTTGTATACGTAAATGCAAACACAGGCTCTATACCGGAACTTACATTCCCTGCGATAATAGAACTTGTACCTGTAGGGGCTATAGTTAGCAACACCCCGTTTCTAATTCCGTGTTTTCTAATACCATCCCTTATATCCTTTGGAAGCTTGGTAACAAAAGAAGCTTTCAGAAAATTATCTACGTCAAAACTTGGGAAACTCCCTTTCTCTTTAGATAGACTGATTGAGGCTCTATAAACTGCACAAGCAAAAGCCTCAGAAACTTCTCGTGTTATGGAAACAGCCTTATCTGTACCGTAGGCAACCTTTAACTGCTGAAGCATGTTCGCTAGACCTGTATACCCAAGCCCTAATCTGCGCTTATCTAAAGCCTCTGTTCTTTGTTCTTCGGTAGGGTATAAAGAGTTCTCAATAACTGCATCTTGAAAATACGTTAACCCTGTTGCAGTCTCCTTCAACAATTCCCAATCTATACTTGCTTCATCTGTAAAAGAATTCTTGACCATGCCAGCAAGATTTATATGACCTAAGTTACAACAACCATTATGAGGTAGGGGTTGCTCTCCACAAGGGTTTGTAGCGGATATAGACTCACAATAGTAAAGGTTGTTGAGCTTGTTTACCCTATCAATAAAAATAAGACCTGGTTCACTATAAACATAAGTGGATTTAGTTATTCTTTCCCACAAATCTCTAGCCTTAATAGTCTTATACACATAAAACTTCTGGCCACCTTCTTCTAAGATTTCTGTGTAAGTTTCGTCTACCCTAGGGTTAGGGCATTTCAAATGAACTATACCATCATCCGCTACAGAACGCATAAAGCTATCCGGTATTAGAATAGAGAGATTGAACATCTCTAAGCTTCCACTCTTCTTCTTTACGTCTATGAATCTTTCAATATCTGGGTGGTATACAGACAGTGTCCCCATCATTGCACCTCTACGAGATCCTGAAGACATAATAGTTTTACACATGGCATCCCACATATGCATAAAAGGTATTACTCCGCTAGACTCAGAGCCAGTCCTGAAAACTGTAGCCCCACAAGGTCTTAAGTTAGAGAAGTCCATACCTATTCCACCACCCATCTGTTGAGTGAACGCAGATGTAGCTAGACAATCCATAATAGAATCTAAGGAATCCTCTATCTTAGGTGATACAAAACAATTTAATAAGGTCACTCTCTTTGAAGAACCTGCTCCGGATAAAACCCTGCCAGCTAAAATCTGATGCCTATCTTTTAACGCCTGAAGAATTTTCTCTCGGTGCTTGTTCTTTACAGTTAAAGGTATTATAGCCTCTACAACACGTTTAAAACTTTCATCGATGCACACCTCCCCTTTAGTCGAATACTTTTCTTTCCAAACATCTAGAACTATCTGCTGTTTGTAGGGGTCCACCATACTTAATCTCCTTTTAAAATTCTTAGTTAGGGGAAAGAATTGTATCATAGAGGGGAAACCTGTAAAGGTTTCTATTTCAGACTATCTAATAGACTTCGCAACTAGTAATAGAAGAATGACCACACATATAATAAGATTAACGCCCATTAAAACCTCCTTTGTTATCTACTCACAGAAATAAATTTATATGTTGAATCAAAGACTTAAACTCCAACTCCTCAAACAATTTCGTAAGGCTCTCAAGATCTGAGAGACCTTCTTTTACATATAAATCATCTATGTTATATAAAGTCATTACCTTCTGGTTTCTCAGAATTTTATCTTCAACACTCAGTAACTCTTCTTGCATTTCAGAATCACACTTACATCTGACATATAAACCCAACTCCTGAAGATTTAACCCTTCCGGAACTCCATCTAATACTTTTATAATGTGTGCAAGTGTAGAACTTTTTAAACCAACACTCTTTAGATTATCGGATGTGTCACCCTTTAATGACCTTAGATATAGCAAGTTTGAAGGTCTTACCCCGTACTTGTCTATAACGAAGGAATCATCTCTTATCTGTAATTTTGAATTAATTTTAACTGCGACACTTATACTAGAACAAGGTCTATTACATATCAGCTGTAAAAAATCTTCGTCAACTGAAAATATTATTACCTTATGTCCCTTTTCATACTCTTTCCTAGCTAGAGTAGCGACTATGTCATCTGCTTCTACACCAGGTTTTTCTACTTGAGCCCATCTTGTTAAACTTAACAGAGCCTTTAAATCATCTATCTGAGAGTACATGTCTTTCTTTACCTGAGTCTCAACTCTGTTAGCTTTATACTCAGAAACACCTTCAGCTTTATCTATAGACCCTTTACTGTCATAACAAATTATAACTCTATCTACCCTAGTCTTAACTTGTAAAGACTTAATAGAACGAATGAACCCATATCGAACTCCTGTAGGTTCACCCTTAGAACTTTTTATATGGGATAACTTACTGTAATTACTATATATTAGTGGTGAGGCATCCACTATTAACACTCTTTCCATAATGATCTCCTTTTAATTAACACGAACTTTTCTTCCTTCGAAAATCAGAACTATTCTGCTGAACACTAACCTCAACGGCTTTATGTCGAAACAGAACACCTCCAATTACCGCAATCCCTTCTTGTATAAAGGATACAGGGCTGTTCGACTTTAGTAACAAACTCTCTGCCATGTTTAACAAATTATCCTCTCCTCTAGTAGTTGCAACCTTTTTCAACCACACAGAGTCTACCTCAGTTGCTGCGGGTAAACCCTTAGAAACTTTAAAAGCCTCTACCAGTATAGTTACTAAACACTTTAATAACTCTGATGAATGGTATGTACACAATAACGCCTCTAACGTCTGTAAATTTGTCTTTACGTCGCTCTCACTTAAGAACTTATAAATCTCAATGTCTTTGTCTAACCTTAAATAGGTTCTAACTATGTCTTCAGTAATGATATCTGTTGTGTTTGACAATTGCTCTAATAACATTAGAGCATCTCTCATATGACCTTTTATATAAGAAGCTATGAGTTTAAGTGCAGAGCCTGTGTGTTTAATACCTTCTAAACCACACACCTGTTGTAATCTCGTACTAACTTGAGTAGGAGTGAGAAGTCTCATATTCAAATTGATACATCTAGATAAGATGGTTGGCAACATCTTATCTTTGGCTGTAGTAGCAAAAATGAACAGAACATCTTTTGAACTCCCTTCTTCTAAAATCTGTAAAAGAGAATTCTGTGCTGCACTAGTCAACTGATGGCATTCATCAAGAACTATTATAACCCCTGTACTCCCTGACCTATATGCCAAGTCTCCTTTTAAAGATCTAATATCTGCAACAGATCCATGAGAAGCAGAATCAACCTCCCTGTAGTTAGGATGGTTTAATGAATCCATAGACTTACAACTTCTACATCCCCCACAAGGTTCACACAAAACCCCTTGTGAATCCTTCTTCCTATCTGAACAGAATAAAGATCTTGCCAATAATCTTGCAAGAGTCGTTTTACCTGTTCCGAAAGGTCCCGAGATGAGAATAGCATTAGGTAACCAGTCTTTGGTTGCTATCTGTCTCAATATCTTGACTTCACTATCTTGACCTAATACAGAACAGAAGTTTTTTGGTCTGTACTTATTTGGCAGATTCAAATTCGTCATAATGTATACCTATCTATTTGAGTCTTGAACTTCTCTAACATTACGTTAATACCTCTTTTCTCTAAGAAAAGTGAGGGGTCTTTATGACGGTAACTTAAAGATATTACAGGTACTTTTCCTAGAAGTTTACTCTCTACATCTTTTGTTGATTTCACTCCAGCATCATCCTGATCATAGCACAGGATTAAACACGAACAGAACCTCAAGATGAAATTGAAGATACTGTTTGATAACCCTACAGTCATTCTAGAGAAAACGGCTTGATTAGGAAAACATCTCTTTAAAGCTACTCTGTCAAATATTCCTTCTACAAGAATCATTGAACCAGTATCAAATAGGATTTTGTAGTCTTCCTCTGTGCCGTAGAGAGTAGGAAGGAACCTTCTGCTTGAATGACCCCAGCAGAATCTCTTACCTTCTATAGTCCTGTCATTATATCCTATGAAAGCACCTGACATTGAGTAACATAGCCATCTTATACAAGGTCTGTCATAAGGGTCTGTAATACTGTAGACCTTCTCTTTTTCTATAATCTCTTCCGTGTACCCTCTTGATTTTATGTATTCTTTTGCTCTTTGTGTTAATGGTCTTACCTCTATTTGCATAACTCCTCTAATGATTTTAATTTCTTGGTGAAGAAGACATCTATATCTATAGGATAGTTTTTGTCTATCCCATCTTCTGAGCTGAGACTATATCCTGAAGGTAGAACTTTACCTGTAAATAAGTCTATCTCGATCTGTCTCCCTGTAGCTTTACATAAAGGGTTTTCATTTAGGAGAGTAGCGAACAAATCTACCTCACCTTCGACCTTAGGAACCTGTACATACCCGTCACAGAAAATAGGGAACTCTTTCCACATCTGAAACTTCCTCTTCGTAATAGCTTCCAACATAGCGAAAGGGTTGAAGTTTGCAGATATAGCCATTCTAACTAATGTACCTTTAAATTCAGGGGTAAATTGGTAAGTAACCGCTCTTACATCCTTATCTAAAAGTAGTTTCTTAACCGTAGCAACAGAATCCTTTCCCTTTGCAACCTTTACATTTATAAAAGCCTTCTTTCCCTTATTACGAGCTTCAATAAACCTATCTATATCAGTACTAAGCTTATGAAACGTCACCCCTTTATTAGGGATGAAAACACTGTAAACAGCATAATCTACGTCGTTTCTCAACATAGTTAGGTGAGTCTCTACTTTTATATCTAAAATACTTCCCTCACCTATTAACTTGTTAGCTTCAGGAAGAATAGATTTTAACTCTTGCTGCGACACTTTTTCTCGTAAAGAAAAGTCATAGATGTTGCTTCCAAAAGTCCAATCCTTGGTTGTATTTGCTCCTGCCGACATTCTGGCATGTCCTAGACTGGTTATATAAGCATTATCAAACTTAGGAGATGTAAGCATTAAGGCTCGTGGTATTTGACAAGAAAAATACCCTTTACTAACGTACCGGTATATAGGATCTTCTGTTCTAAATAAGACTCTTACGTGGTAGCTCTTATCATTTGTCTTAGCAAGTTCTGCTATCTTTGATACTGGTATAGTAGGGGCTACCTTTCTTCCTACAATATTTTTCATTATTTGTGCATTAGGCTTACCTGTTTTCTTAGGGTCACATGCCCCACACTCTCTCCACTTACATATCCCTTTAACTGTTCTAGTAGATAGACAATATGTAGATCCCATAAAAGCAGTAGCTTTTACATACCCTAACCACAAAATTTGTTTGGTAGTAGAGTAAGCAATGTCCTCCCAAGGAAATACATAATCTTTCTCTTTCTCTCCCCAGATTCTATCTATATCTATATTAGGATCTTTATCTATTCTTCTCTCCCACCTATCCCAAGTTCCTTCAGGAATACATCCGTAGAACACATAATCATCACAGAAGTATGATCGAACAAGAATATCTGTAAGTACACGACCTCCATGTGTAATAGAGTTTGCTATTAGAGGTTCTTCCCTTGTCACTGAAAACCTTCTATTCCACCCTAGTTCTTTAGCCCGTATGAAAACTTTATCTACCAACCTGGCCCCATGATTCAAAGCAGCTCTAACAGGTGCAAACTGTAGAGCTGTGAAAGCTGCTGGAAATAGAGGTGTGAAAGATATCCTAAACCTTGTACAAGCCCCTAAATTAGCTCTTATTGCATTGATCTTCTCCATCAATGTATTGAACTCATCGATGTCTACATCAGTTTCTAACCCTGTTAGAATTTGAAACAATTTTATTTCCGAAGCCCCTTCTTTCATCATTACATAAACACACTTGAGAATCTCCCACTCTTGAAGATTCTTGTTTAAATACGCTCTAGTTCTTCCAGAAATTCCTTCTATCCCTAAAGTATAATTAGATTTTTTTAACCATTTCTGAACAGAAATCTGTTCAGGTGTTTCTGCAAGCATATCTACCCGTTGTGAGATGAGTCCAACCTTATAACCCTTCTCTACACTCTTCGCTACTAGAGGGAAGAAGTCTGCATACTGGTTAAAATTTAAAGAGAAGAATGTTACCTCTTTAGTACCTTGATTCTTTGTAGCTAACCCGATGGCTTCAATAACTTTATCTAAAGATCTTTCTCTATACGGTCCTTCTGACCCTTCTCTACAAAAAGAACATGCACCTAAACCCGCAGAACCTATACACCCTACTGAGCCTGCAATAGCAGCGTCTACGGAAGTACCGTCACCACTGTAAGGTAAAATCTTTTCTTCTAATGTTCTAACAGTATCTAAGTTTTCAACCGTAGCGCGTACGACCGGTAGATCTGCATATTCTCTACCTTTAGACTTTGTTATCGAGGTTAAGACACCTTTCCCGTCATAATTGTGTTCGTAACAATCTGGCTCATAAAAACCCTCTACATTTCCGTGGCAATCTCTAAAGATTTCCCTTTTTGTCTTACCCTCTTTTCTACCACTTATAACTATCTCTACGAACTGTTTAGCAGCTTCTTCACCATCACCGTAAATAACACAGTCTATGATTCCTCTATGAACCTTTCCTGTACTATCTTTAAACTCTCCATTTAAAGGGGCTGTTGTCCCTGAATTGGAACCCCCAACCAGAATTATAGGTTGTGACTCGTCATCTATCCTCTGTGATTTAAATATAGGTATCCCTGACTCCCATAGTAAAGGAATGAAATTAACCTGCTCCATAACTACTGCATGTGTTATGGATAAAATATCGAACTTCTTAGCACCTAACTTTGTGTTTAACCCAAACCATACAGGGAAACTATTTTTACATAATAGTTCGAAGTCTTTAGGGCTTGGAAGAAAAGCTAGATCACAAAATACGTTGTCTATCTCTGCATATATTTGAGCCATTAGTGAGTGAGACATGGACAAACTAACAGAGTTATAAGTTGACAGTCTGCAAATAAGAATCTTTAACTTTGAGTCTTTATATGTATCTACAGAAGGGGAGTTCGCCTCCCCCCCTATATATGCGTAAGGACATTGGAACTTATGAAGTGTTTTACGTAAAAAAGTGAGTAAACCCTCACCATCATTTACAATGGGAGGGTTTAACACTTTAGACTCATCTAGAGTGTGTTCAGGTCTTAGATCAATGAAGTCTATAAGATTTCCTCCAGAAGTAAAACCTCCTTCTAGAGCTTGACGATCCTCAGGCAACATTTGCTCTTGCATTGTTGAGTAGACTTCATATAGATCTTCGTCTGAATTACTCATGTTACCCTTTCTAAAGTAGTCGAATTCGACCCTTTTACCATTCGATAATGTTCTGATGCATAAGTAGTGAACTTTCTTTGATGAGTGACTAGAAGGATTATAAAATCACTGTTCTCACACAGGTTGTTTAAGAACGCTGATAAATTCTCTATATACTCATCTGAGACTTGAGATAAAGACTCATCTAAGATCAAAACCTTTCTTTTCTCTAGAAGGTGAATTGTTGTAATCCTCAAAAGAATTGCTATAACACTAAGAACACCTCCTCCATAAGAGGATATTAAAGGAAGATCCTCACCAGTTGAACCCTCTCTTAAGTGAAATGATACAAAACTCTTCTTTCTTGAAACACTTGCCCGAATAGAGAATACTAAGTTCTGATCGTCGAAAACCTCACTTAGCCCTTTATTAACTAGACCTTCTATCCTCTTAGTAGCAGAACTAAAACACTTACCTGTTATTGCAGACAGAACTTCTTTCACTTGCTGTAAAACCTGTAACTCTCTCTCTGTAATTTCTGAGTCATCTTGAGCTTTCTTTAGCACTGCTTCCCTATCTGAAAAAGTGTGTTCAAGAACTTTAACTCTAAGTTTTACATCTTGTACAAGTTTTTGCAATAGGTCTATCTCTACATCTTCTTCCACTTGCATTTTTATCCCCTTTAATTCAAACCTACAAATCTAACTCTTGAGAAGAATCTACTACATCAGACTCTTGAATAACGTCTTCCATATTAGGTTCAACACTCTGAGTGTTAGGGTGAGGAATTTCTTCCTGAAGTTCGTTTGAAGTCCTAAAAGGAATTAATGTATAAACGATTCTAACATCTGTTTCATCTTTTACAACTAGATAATTTCCTGGTGTTCTAACCTCGATATCAATGATTCCTCCTTTTGTAGAAGTCTTCAAAGTTTCTAAAAGATGCTTATAGGAAATAGGGAAGGATATAGACTTACTACCTCCCCTAGAGACGCTAGCTTTTTTATAAGACCTTTTCTGTAAGGAATTTAAAGCAGATATCTCTATGTAAGCTTTTCTATCTTCACCATGAACTTCAAACCTAATGACCTCACTATCTGTGTCTATTCCTATAGAAGTAGATTTCACTGCATTATCAAGAGAAGCAGCATCAATAGAGATTTCGTCTTCAGGGGAGACTTCTACATTACAAACCTGATTCTCTATGTCTGGAATATCACTGTCTACTTTTCTTACTCCAAAAATAAACCCTACGTTATTCCCAGAGAACACAAAATGGGAAGACTCCTCAGACACTTTGATTATAGAAGAAGGAATGTGCTTCATACAGATAACAGATTGGGTTATACATGATGAAGGTATCTTGAAACCTTTATCCTTAGGGAAAGCATTTGGAGCATCATATATCATTACTCTCCTACCATCTGTAGATATAACCTTCCCTCTTCTTAATTGAACATGCATTAACTCTGACCTTACTGACTTTACAGTAGTGCAAGAAGATGCGCACAATACAGATTCACGTAGAATAGAGCTGTCTACCTCAAAATAATCTGAACAATCCTCATACCTTATGTACATATCTAATAGAGAACTGATGACTTTTGAGTCAAGCTGAATCAAGCTTATTTGAAATAACCCTACCTTAATTCCTACAACACCTTCTTCTACCGTAAAAGTAATGGATTCAGTATCTGTTACTTGAACTAATGAGGTTAACTTTGACCCCAAGATACTAAAGTTCTTCACACCTTCACAAGAACCTTTAAGAGAAACTTCAGTTGAGGTGATACAGAACATATCATTATTTGATGTGAAGAAATGCAAGGTTGTTCCTTCTAACCGCATCAAAACAAGAAGGTTAGCTATATTTGTATCCGAGACACCTAACCCACTCTTAACAAAATCAATGTGAGATTTAAACACATCGGAATCTACAGAGAACTCGACTTTAGACATTGATCCCTCCTGACTTCTCACACTCTATTAAACTGTCCTCAAAGGATTTTAACTCTTCCTCTATTTTTTTTAAGTTTTCTGCCTCTTTCTCTTCAAGAACCTTAATTTGAGCTGAAGGGTCTTCTGTAGAACACCCTAAGTCTTCAAGAGATTTCTTTATCGCTTCGATCTTCTGAACCTTCAAAGCCTCTTGAGCTGCTAAGTATGATAAATCTGAATTTAACTTTTCTCTTTTTGAATTAAGTTCGTCGTATTTTTCTTTAGTTCCCATTTTAATCTCCTGTGTTATGGGCTGATCGATAAAGAGAGTCTGAGCAAAGACTTCCCCATTTACAAAACCTACACTTACTAAGTGAAGGCGAAGTTGGAAGGGCGTGTTTTATACCCTTCTGTAGTGAGTCGAATAGAGGTTTTTGAGCTAGAAGTTTTGTATCTTTAAAAGTTTTAAGGGCTGGGGCTGATACATCCTCCTTACTAAACCCAGACCTCCAATATACATACCCCGCACTTATAACAGTCTTACTTGAACCTAGAGCTGTCAAAGAATTAAAGAGAAGCTGATCTGGTAATATACCTCTCGCCTTATTAGATTTTCCGTCAAAAATCTTGATTCCATAAAAAGTCTCATGAACAAAGTCAACCTTACTAAATAGAGTCAAGCCTCTTAAACATGTTCTCCATGGAACTTCACTGTCAATAGTACACCCAAGAACTCCCATGTCTGAAAATGTCTTAAACCCTTTGTGAGAAAGGAAGATAACCTCCTCGTTTAAGTTGGAAAGAGTTTCTCCGTCTCTGTAGATAACAGTATCTTTCTCCGGAGACATAACGCTCCACACCCTCTCTATTAATTTGTCATAGAAAGCTGCATTTCTATACTTGTTTTGTATATTTAACCGTCTATTAAAGTATACCTCGAACACTCTTTGAACTATTATACCTAGAACAGCATAGTAATTATAGTCTACGAAATCAGGACTTGGCATACCCAAAATGGTATTCTGTAACTGCCTTTGACAATTCATAGATTGATTGAACTTTGTCCATGATATTGCCTTATTCCAATACGTTACAACACTACTGTAATCCTCATGGTAATTCTCGTTATTCTGCACTTCCTTCATTATCTTCACCTATCATTTCTGTTTCCTTAACACTCTCTTCTGCTCTTTTTATATATGTTGCTGTTCTTTCCTTTATCTCCTTTGTAAGTTTCATATCACCAAGATAATCCATTGGGGATTCTATAGAGGTTTCTCCTGTGTCATGAGAAAGAAAATCTGATATTTGTTTATTTTCTTTCTTCTTCTGTGACACCTTATTCTCATCTACTAAATCTCTTCCTGACTTTTGTGAAGGTCTAAGTATGTATACTTTTCTATCAATAGAAAAAGTACCTTCTTCACTATACTCAGGTTTTAGTTCTATAAGAATAGCTGCGGGCTTTCTATCCAAACACTCATTATGGTGACCTGTAATAGATATTGACCCTTGGGACGCAAACGCCTGCCTTCCTATCGTTGTGATGCCTTTATCCTCATGGTGGTGACCTACCATGAGTGTATCTACCTCACTGTCTGAAAAATACCCATGACCATATACTTTTTCCCCAAAGAAACCCCCGTCAGACTTTTCTAACCAGAAGTGACCTAAAGCTATTAGATGGGTAGCCCCTTTTCTCTTCTTCTCTTTAACGTGGTCTGCTCTACTGTGATAGTAAGATCCTCCTGCAATCCTAACTGAGAAATTTTTATCCTCGGACGAAGTGAAAACATACTCTGTCCTATCTAAAAGATGGAAGATCCCTGAATTTATTAAAGTTTCCAAAGGCTGTCCTGATAGCCCTGCCTCTACACTCCCATTCTTGTAATCATGATTTCCAGCTATCCCTAAAGAAGGTAAAGCTTTAAACCTAAGATTCTCATCTTCCCCACCTGTATCTACCATAGTAAGTAAACTAGAAATCTGTGACACTAGCGAGTGTGGGATTGCTTTTGCATTTATAGAGTGGAACATGTCACCACCCCACAGAACTGCATCGGCATTCAAAGAACGAGCCTTCTCTATCACCTTAGTGACGTTCTCCTTTACATGAGAAAAATAATCCTCAGTAGTTTTAAAATTTGAAGGGGCTCTTTCACTGAAATGAGGGTCATTAATTCCTACAACTCTAAACACTTTTGGATTGTTCATAGGTAGTTCTATCGTAGGTATTTCACTATTCAACATTATCAAAACTCCTTCCACAAGTAGGACAATTTCCTAGCTCTACTTCCATTTCTCTCTTTAACTCTTCAACCTTGGTTATAGACTCCTTAGCCTCTATAAGACGTGTTTGAATATCTATAAGACTTTCCTGTAACATACATAACTCCTGATAAAGAGGAATCTCTCCTAGACTTGTTTGTCTAAAACTCTCCTCTAAAGGTTTTAAATTCTTTGTAGAGTGAGAGCTTAGAGAAGCTTGTAAGTTAGAAAGTTCTACTAAAAGAGGGATTTTCTTATCAGAGACTAAAGATACGAAAGGAGACTTCATACTATCTGGAGGTACCACTGTACAATGTAGAACACTGCTTTGAAGCTTCTCAAGCTCTCTCAATAGGAGAATATTCTTTAACCTATCTTCCACATCTACAAAATCTTTCGCACCTTTGTGGGTAGGTAACGTAAAAAGTTTAATGGACTGTAATTCACGAAGTAAAGGGAGGATTTTCAAGTCTGTTAAAGGAGAGAATAGTGTCAACGCCTTAGGGAGAGAGACTACCTTTATCCCTAAAAACTCCTGTAATAAGTTTAGAAGCTTATTATTTTTCTTTCTGACCCCTACCATCTTTTCAAAAGAAGAGTCTACTTCTGAAAAACTCCTACTAATCTCTGGAACAGATGCCAACGCCTGAAACCGTTTTTGACACTCCTCTACCAGAGTTAAACAAGCTTTCTTTTTTAAAGTCTCTTGGCTGTGGTCTACTTTAACGTACCCTGAAGCCTCTGTTAAGATATTTACTCTTCCTACACATTGAAGAACTTCAGCAACAGTTGACCCCTGACTTGAGATCAAAAATAAACCTTCGTGTTGTAAAGACAGATTTAACTTATGACTTTCATACGTAGTTGAGACAGGTTCAAACCCTGTCTCTATAGATATAGAGCGACTCCTTCCTAACTTAGTATGAACTACTCCATCAATTTCGAACTCTGTACAGAACCCTTCTTTAGTACTGCTTTGCGAAACTTTTCTATATCTTATCTTTTTATTAGATAATGGAAATGTATGCGTCACACTACACTCTGCATACTCTTTACCTCTCCTTATATAAGTCTCGCCTTGATCCCCATATAAACAGAAGCTTATAGCTCTTATTAACGAAGACTTACCCGTGTTAGAAGCCCCTGTTACAACTGTAAAACCTTTTATAACAAGATCTACATTCTCTAAAGCCTGGAAGTTCCTAACACTAACTTCCAGGCTAACCCCATTATCTTCTTTCACTTTACACCTTTATTTAAAAGTAATACCCAATCCTTGACACTGTGCAATATCCTTCACTTACAGCCTGTATATCTCTCCCAAGATTATTTTGAACCTGTTTTACATTCTGTGAGACTGGTCTGATAATCGAACTTGAAGAAACCTGACAAGATTTAACTCCCATAGATGGTTTACGTGGAATGTTTATATTCCAACAACTACCTTCTTCGAAAGTCTCAACCTTTCTAAGGATGTCTGGTAACGTGTTGTAAGAAGGTGCGAATGAAGGCTCTAAGTCTTCCTCCGACATAGGGGGAACATCCACTTCCGATTCAATAGGCGGGTCTATCTCTTGAGAGATACATAGAGAGGTGATGGATAGTAAGCTTGTTGCTAACATGCACGCTGAGGCATTCCCTGAGTGATAGATATCCAGACCTAAAGTACTTCCGTATGTACATCCTGCTACAACTAAATCCCAAGGACTTTTTACATAGTCTTCCCTGGATTGTATAGCATGGTAGATAACATCCGCTACAGACCCATTTTTAATGGAGTAGAAGTCTGTAGCTATTTTTTCTATACTTTGTCCATTATAAGGATCAGTTACTCTTAAACTTCCCCAGCGATCATCTATATGAGGGGCAATCGTCACTACCTTGGCGTGAGGAAAAGCTTTATTGAGACTATGTCTCATAACATGAAGATCTTGAGACTTAACTCCTCTTGAGCTTGTTACTAGAATTGTACGCATATAATCTCCTTTATAGTCCTAAGTTATCAATTTCAGCACTAGATATTTTAACTTCATCTAATACCCCTTCTGAATCTGAACTAGGAACCTTTTCTAGTTCAAGAAGTACTTCTTCCTCTACCTTCGAGGGTTCTTCTACCTCAACAGGTAAAAGTATTTTTTCTCCACTAACCCTATCTTCGTTACCTATGTCATGAGTTAAAAGGACTTCCTTTATCTCTTCATCTACATACTGATCAAGAATCGTGTTTGAAGAAGTTTTACGGTTTTGTGCCTTCGGTAAGTATGATTTACATTGATTAGCGTCTAGAGAAAGCATCTCTCTATGTTTTCTCTTTAGAGCCTCTAAAACCTTTCTCTCTAACTCTAAAGCTAAAGAATCATTTGACTTACATAATTCATGTAGATTGTCTAGACCTCTTATTTTAAATGAAGTTTCTTCCGAATCCCCTTCGTAATCATAATAACCACCCCCAGTGGTTAAACCTAAATGAGCTGTGGCTAACTCTACAATAGAACTTACGTTATCAATACCTGAACCATAATCTATGCAGATCTTCCCTCGCATTTGAGGAGGAGCTACCTTATTTTTTGTGCATTTTACACTTACAATGGTACGTGTAAACGCTTGGTCTGTACCTTTTGTACCTCTATTATCCCCTCCCTCCTTTTTAATCTCTTTTAATTCCAATCTCATAGTTGTATAAAACGTTAACGCTTTACCTCCAGCTGATTTATCAATGTCTTCTTTTATAAGAGGATTGATATTGATACTTGATCTAGTTTGGTTAATTAAAATTACAGGTGGTTTCTTTCCCCTCGTTATCTTCTTAGTGAGTATGCCAAGAAATTTAGATAGTAAAGCGGCTTGAAGACCTTTCTGTGTACCTTTCTCTGTATACATATCTCCTTCCATTTCACTTTTAGGAGTCATAGCAGCTACAGAATCTATAACTATGAAATCAACTAAATCTCGTTCAGATGCAGTGATAGCTGCATCTGCGCCTTGTTCAAGGCACGTAGGTTGCATGTAAATAAACTTATCATGATCTAAACAAAGACCTAATTTTTTTGCGTATGTCCAATCAAATGCATGTTCAAAATCTATAAATAAAACACATGCATCTTCGTCGTTCTGTTGTACACAAGCCATTGATTCAATAGCTATTGTAGTCTTTCCTGTGGAGTAGCTTCCATATATCTCAACTATGCGACCTTTAGGAAAACCACCTATACCTGTTATTGTGTTAATAATCGCAGAAGATGAAGGAGTTACTTCCATATTTTTTGCTTTTAATAGATCTGGGAATATCTCATCATCATTACTTCTTTTCTGAAATTCTTGTATAAATTTTAATGTGTCTCTTAATTTCTGGGCTTTCTTTTGTGATTTACTCTGTTCCATCTAATATCCTCCATGGAGTTAAATTTTTCTCTTTCTTAGGCTTATTGTATGAATGCTCACCTCGTATGATTTTCTCTCCTATCTCTGCGAGATAGTAAGCGTCTACACAATGTACAGATACTCTGTCTTGATAAAGAGTCGTCTCCTTAAACAACTTGACTACAGGAGAAGCTTCTCTAGAAGGTTTTAGACCGTACACTCTCTTTAAATATGAAAGAAGATGAACTGGTAACGGCATGATTAAATTGAAAGGTTTAACCCACTGCAATTTAATGGCCTGTAACATATTCATTTGGACATGGAACATTAACGAGGAATAGCTAGCACCTACACTGAGCTGCTTCTCCATACTCACGGAACAATTGCTACAACCTGTTTCCTCAACAAACTTAAAGAACTCTTCTCTTATAAGTTCGCTTGCAGATAGCACATCTAAAGACTTAGTTTTTATTTCGTGAAAAGTTAAGTTATTCCCATCTTTAAGACAAAGACCTGTATGCCTTAAAGATGGGTCTATCCCTAGAATTAATGGCATAACCCTATATGTCTAAGATACCGTCTAATGGATCTTTGTCCTCTGATCCATGTGGTGTAAAATCTTTGTCAACAATAACCTGACCAAAATTTTTGGGAGATTCAAATGAATAATACTCTTCTAACTCTTGGTCTGAGATATGGAAACCTAACTTATCTTGGCACATAGACAGTGCGTGTGGCACACCTTTAGTAGCGAATACATAAGATGCATCGTCTCTCTTAAAAGCTGCATCTTTTGCTAGATCCATCTCAATGTTCTGCCATTGAGGGTCCCCCTCTAGCCTTAACAAAAGATCTACTTGCTGGCTTTGTCTCCCGTCATTAATGATGGTTGACCTGTTATTTAATATCCCTAACTTCTTCCACTTAATATTTGAAATTTTCCAGTGGTAAAGTTCACCCTGATGAACTTGTAGAGGTAGAAGCTCTCCATCATTATTAGCATGGTATACAAAAAGAACAATGACAAAGAACTCTTTCGGATGTGTCCCGAGACAGTGTTCTATTTTATTACATAGATTCTGGTCTGAAGGAGCTTTAAAAAGGTTCTTGTTAGGTCTAACTTTGTCATAGAAGGTTAGACTTTTAGGGAATTGGTTCGTTGGGATACAGACACGGTATGTCTTTCCACTCTCTGCTGAGAATTTAGGGATTACTACTGTCTCTGATTTATCCCCCATCTTCGCCATTTTTATATGACTGGTTTTGTCTCTGGTTTCTTCTTGCATTTTACATTTCCTTTTTAAGTAACTATGTTTATATAATATAGTAACCTTACTATATTATATTATACTTTCAATAAAAACAAGATTTTTGTATTTATTGAATAAAATCCTTGTATCTTCCTCTATAATTACTTTTCCTTTCTCTTTTTTCATATATTTCCTCAAACGATATGTCCTCTTTCATAGCAGCTTTTACAACAATCCCTTCACTAAATTTTACCTTCTTTCTTGAACCCTTCTCTATAATATGTCCTGAGGGTAGTTTGTAGAGAGAAGGTGGTAGAATTACAATTTTTAAAGTGCCAAACCCATCCCCTAATCTGACGGAACCTTCTTTATAGAGTACTTCCAGAACTGCTCTCATAGCTATGTGGAATAACGCTTTTGAATTCTTAACAGAAAGCTTCCTTCTACTTCCCTTCTTCCTAGGTCTACCCATCTTATCTACAGCATCTGACATTGTAAAGTACACAAAGTCCATTCCAGATGTCTCTTCTGTTGTTCTTATAGGATCTTGTTTTTTCCGCTGCCTCATAAGTCCTCTCTTATTATATATCAAATGTTAGATTCTCAGTTGTTCCCGAAGGTGAGCTTATGACTGTAGAAGAAAGAATCTTTGCATGCAACCTTAAATCAGAATCTATACGTTTGTAAGCTGAGCCTTTTTCTTTGATAGCATCAATAACTATCTTTGCTTCACTCACAGTGTCATACCACTCGTTATATAGTTTTGAAATAGTGCTTACCTTTCCAACTAACCAAAATTCCCTTTTATCTCTACTTATAATCTCGTACTCTTCTGAAGCCTTGAACTTAGCCTTTTCATAAGTAAGATCGACTTTTAATGTTTCAAAGGCTGCTCTAGAAAGAAGCTTTAAAGGAATTATCTCACACTGAATATCGGCTATCCTCTCACATAACGAACTAACTCTCGCAAGCTTCTCCCTAATATAATCTGCAGTATAAAAAGATGTATCATCTGATAAATCTATTTCCATACATCCTACTTCGGAAAATAACTCCCTCAATTTAGATCTGACCGCTACCGCTTTTTCTATTGAAAATCCTTCCTGTGAATCTGTCATTTATCTTCTCCTTAATGTTATGTTTAGAAAAAACAACTCTATAGCTACATCATGTAACGTATAGATATACTTATCGAACTTCACTAGTCTATCTATAACTAAACCTAGATCCTGTATAGAGTAAAGACTGGTCAATTCCATAAACTCTTTGGAACGAGGGCTGTACATACTTATATCCAGCCTTTGTAAAGCAACCTCATGACTTCCCTCAGAAGATAAAAGTAATCTGTAGAGAACAAAGTCGCTGACTGTGTTAATTAACATAGTCATACAAGAAAGATGACCTACTCTTCTTAGAGTTTTAATAACCTCTTCTACTGGAGCTTTTTTTAATAAAGTAAGTAGGTTTACCCGGTTTACTTTATCCATCTTCGACTCTATGTCTCTTAGAGAAGGTTGTGTGACAGATAAGATATTAGTCAGAATCTCAATCTCACAATATGAAGTGAAACTTGATAAGTCTAAAGACTGTAACTCTTTCAAAGTAATGTGACCCTCATTAATCTTTGTGATACCCCACAAGATTTTTAAGAATGATCTTAACCCTTTCTTATTAAAGAAAGCAGAAGGTAAACCTTCATTACTCGAACTCGCTAGGATAAATGTATTCTCTTGAAGAGTTAACTTTCCAATCCACTTGGTACAGAACCCTTCTAAGATAAAGAACCTTACACCCCTTGGATTAAAGATGTCATAGTCCTGAAGAACACTCCCTACATATTCAGGAGTGTCTACAGAACGGTCAAACACTATTGGCTTCATACCTAGCTTAAAAGATATGACTCTTCCTAGAAGATAGAACTGATGTTTAAAATTCGGTGTAGCTTTAGCCAAAGTTACAGAACCTAAATTTTTAAGACTGCTTTTCAGAACGATTGAACTTCTATCTAACAAAGTCTCTTGATCCAATCTACTTGACTTCATTTATATCCTCCCTGCTTTTAATAGAGAGAACATTAAGAGCCTAAGTCTGCTTATGGAGTTTTTATCTCTATCTAGAAAAACCTCCTCCTCCCTCGTTAAACCTTCTTTAACGAACTTTAGAAGTATCTCCTTATCAAACAACACCTTGTCTGATAATAAATCAGACACTGCATAAGATGACCGTTCTCTTAGAAGGTCTTTTAACGTGGATATCTTAGAACTGTTCACCAAACCTTCGATAGTACCATCTATAGTCCCATCATATAGGTTTAACTCATCCACACTGCTAGCATCCTTACCAGACTTCTGAAGGTTAGCCAACACAACTTTTCTAGAAAGAAAAGGGATGTGACATACTTTCGTTCTGCTAAACACAGGTAGAACATCTTCTCTCAGATAACTTGTTTGAAAGATCCACCTACAGCATTTAGACTCTTCTACACTCTTTAGTAGGATAGAGACTATAAGTCTAGATATCCTCTCAGTGTTAAACACAAATACGTGTGTTCTATCTGAACACCCTTTAGGGGAAAATGAAGTTTGGTTTATAAGGTCTTTAGCCTCACTCACTGTTAACCCTTGTGCATTTACAAAGATCTGATCGTGATGATTGCTGATCCTGTTTAAAACCTTTCTTAAAGACGAGTTTACCCCTAAAGATTCTGGACATACGACTGTTAGGTGTGATTGACTACTCTCTACAACGAGTCTGAAAAAACTGTTTATCTTCATTAGTACACCTTACATATCTGAGAAGGTGTAATCTTCTTGAAGACCCCACGAATCCCCTATCTTACAATCAACAGTTAGTTGCACAACCCACCCCTTAACTTTGAACTCCATAGCCTCTTTGATCATAGGGATCACCTTATCTATGGATTCTTCCCTTATTATATAAGAGAGTTCATCGTGAATCTGCATAACTAAACGACATTCATTCGAGAAGATATCATTTTCTTTAAGTTTTTTATCTACCTTTACCAGCGCTATTCTTGTTACCTCAGCTGCTGTTCCTTGAATCTTAGTGTTAACAGATGATCTATCTAGGAAACTAGGATCACCATACTCCTGTTGAAGCCAGCGCTTTCTACCGAAGTAAGTAGTTGTATACCCGTTGGTTCTTGTAAAACTTTTACATCTCCCTAACCAGTCTGACAAAGTAGAAAAGCTAGAATTAAATTTTGTTATTATTTCTTCTGCTCTCTTTAAATTTACACCTAAGTTCTCTGATATTTTTGCAGAGCTGGCACCATAAAGAATAGAAAAGTTCAAAGTCTTCCCAGCACTCCTTACCCTACTGTACTTCTCAGGATCCTCGACCTTCATCTTAGCAAGATCTTCTTTTTCTAGTGAAAAAGCGTAGGCTGCGGCATTTAAATGAACGTCATCTCCTTGGTTAAAAGCTTCTACGTATAAAGGATCTTTACAGAAGTTTGTCAGAATAACTAGTTCTTGAGACTTGTAATCTAAAGAGACAATCTTATACCCTTTAGGTGCTTTAAAAGCTTTACGGCACGAAGGGATAATAGGTAACCCTTCTAAGATTCTTCGTGTAGTGTCTATCCCTAAATCTTTGCACATCGCTGGACAACCTGAGCACACATTTCTTATACAAACAAAACGACCGTTCTTATAAGGCACAACATGAGGTAACTTAATAATCTCTTCCATATTAAGAGGTTCTACCTTTTCTGGTGAAATTTCACTGAAGGGGTTTGTTTCTGATAACTCGCCTCTATTAAGTGATTTTCCATTTTCCAGTGAGATTTCGCCAGAAGAACAGGTTTCTGATAATTCATCCCAGTCTATATCCCAGTCTTCCTCTAATTCTGAATCTTCTAAGTAAGCCTTTTCGGTTTCTTTATCCACCTTCCTTGATAAGTCTACAGCAGGAAAACTTCTCTCCTCTCCTTTAGACATGGCTTGAATAGGTAATCCTGAAAACCCGTCTTCATTAGGGTCTCCTCCAGGGGCTGAAAATCTAAACGTAGGAACTGAAACAGTGTTAAACGCAAATCTCACAGGCTTTTCAGTCTTTATTAAGAACCTAAATTTTTCAAAATCAGAAGAAATTGACCTTGCCACTTTTCTATACGATAAGACATATTCGACAATAGGGTATGTCCCTGACAATTCCTTCAATACTTCCTCACCTGTCTTATACTTACCTGTCTTAGTTTTTCCTTGACTAGGGATTTTCAACTCTTCAAACAATATCGTTGCAAGCTGTTGAGGTGACCCGATATTGAAAGACCTTCCAGATATCCTGAAGACATTATCCTGTAGCTCAGTTTTAATTCTAATTAATGTGTCATATGTCTTAGTTACAAAATCTTCATCAATCTCCAAGCCTCCTACAGACTCCATCCTTCTTACTACGTTTGTAACTCTATAGTCTAACTCTATAACAGATTTATATTCTTCATAAACAGGCTGGTAGTAGTTTCGTAACCTAAGTGTAGCGTCTGCATCCGCACATGCATAATTAACACATGCTTCCCCTGTTTTTGTAGATATATTCTTTAAATTAGCTTTTATCTCTTGCTCGGTGAATAAAGAATCGAGTTCATCCATCTCAAACCCTAATTTAACTAGAGAAAGATATTTTAAACCTTTTTGTTTCTGGTTAGAGTCGTCTATGTATGCTATCTCTAGTACATCCTCGAACGTACCTTCTAAAAGAAAACCTAAAGCAGTTTCTAAAACATTTAAATCAAACTTAGCATTGAAAAAGACAGGGTTCTTTAATTTGCTAATGATATTCCAACACTCATGTACTGGAAGATTAACTGTATCTGTGTGACCGATAGGGATATATAACCCTGTACCCTCTTTAGTACTAATAGATATCCCAACTAATCCTGCGATATTGGTATCTAACCCTGTAGTCTCTGTATCTAAACCAAAATAAGGATGTTCCTGAGGAAACTCCTCTATGTAATCTTCTATGTCTTTAACACTTTTCGCTAACTTGTAATTTACGTCCATCGAGTATCTCCTGTAATTTATCTTCCCATTTCTTTTCGAAATTTTTAATGTCTTCAAATGGTAACTCTTTTTTCGAGTAGCACCACATAGAAGCGTCTATACTTTCTAACATTTTTGCATATAACACCATTCCTAAACACTTCTTATAAGGTTTTAACTTATTTACCAACCTTTCCTCAATCTTTTTCGATAACTTGTTCTCCTTTTCCTCTATCCTGTTCTTTTCCTGTGTTTCTGGGTCTTCTAATCTACTAAGAATTTTACAGGCTTGATCTCTACTAACCTTATGTAGCTTTGCGTAGAAAGAAATTAGGTCTAGATGTAAATCACACTTAAAACAGTGAAATCTCTGAGTATCTTTATACACACTTGCTGAAGGTCTTGTATCATCATGAAAAGGACACAAGATTGACATCCTTCCTTCTTTCTCTGAAAACTTTATTCCTGCCAAATACAGAAACTTAGCAACATCAATTTCTTGCAGTTGACTCATATAACTGTCTCCTCATCTAGTGTATTTGGAGAATTGTTGAAATCAAACGAGTTTGAACTAGAACTTAGTCCTGTTGCTAAATCAAAGACTCTCCGACTATCAGGGTCTACATACACACTAAGAGGGTCTGGAGGTAGAAAACCATACCTAGATTTCATAATACCTATCTTTGGCTCTTTGGTCTTCATCTCCTCCTCACCATAAAACACATAAAAAATAGCATCAGCTTCTTTCTCTGCTGCATTGTACTGAGCTAATGCCGTTGAATCCATCTTCCCTTCTGTAACTTTAGCTTTCTTGAACCCTTCTCGATTGACCTGAAAAGGTGTGCAAACAGGTAACCCTTCCCCACCATTAAAAGACATGGCAAACCTTTTAGCATCTGCAATGATTTCATTCCTAGCGGATGTCATATCCATACTTTTATAACTAAGATCTACAGGGAGTCTCGTTAGGTAATCAATCCAAAGAATATCAATTTCATTTTCACTGTGTTCTCTCATAACCCTTTGTTTAATAGAACCAAAAGTTGAGAAATCAGCACTGTCAATAACCCGGATTTTACCATGCTCTTTATTTGTAAGAAAATCTTCCTTTACTATCTCGTAGTCTTCTTCCTGTTTTTGTGTCATATCTCCTAATAACAGCTTGTTAGAGGGTACAGGGTTACATACTCCTTTGAACTTTGGGTTTGTACTATGGATACATATAAGTGTTTGCTGGACATCCTCAGCAGGCATCTCTGAAGTAAACAAGATAGGGTTCCAACCATCTACACAACTATTAACAATCATATTAAACATTAAAGTAGATTTTAAATGACCACCAAAACCTGCTAGTAAATGAAGTTGCTTCTTTCTCAACCCTCCTGTTGACTCATCAAATAAAGAAAGTCCAGTTGATATACCATACCCTCTTGTAGGGCTGTTCTTTCTCGACCAATAAAGCTTACTCAAGTCATCTTTATTCTCTGTCATTATATGAGAAAGACGACCTGTACTAATCATAGGTGTAGGTTTTGCCTCTGTGAATAGATAGCTGACAGCTTGTGAAACACCTCCCCCTTGCTTTGAATCCTTAGGACGATTAGCAATGTCTACAGAGGTTCTTACAATCGCTTGGAAAGAGGTTAAAGACTGTGCTTCTACTTCAAACTCGAAACAAGCTAGAAAGCTAGCCCCTTCATAAAAAGGTTGTTCTTCCATCTCATCAAGAATCAACCCTACTTGAACGTTATTCAAGCCTTCAAACACATCTTGTAAATGTTGAAGACTTGGAGTCTCTCCAGAATTAAAACAAAAATCTGATAAAGTCGTCCACAATAAAGACTCTGGAGGTGTTAGATTCAATAATCTTTCTACATCCATATTTCTAAAGTTTTCTAGGGACTTCTCTTTTTCCCCGCTGTCCTTATAAACTAAAGATCTGAAAACCTTTATCATTTTGTACCTACTTTCCTAAAAGTATCTAGGTAATCTTGCAATTCTCCAGAGTACTTTTTATATATATTGTCGTACGTTAAAGTCGAACCTAGCAACACCCACGTAGGCTTTCTAGTTAACTCCCTTCTATTTAGAACTTGTAAAAGAAGTTCAGGAAGATATTTGTTAGTAGGGTCCCCAAAACCTAAGAGAATTACCAGTAAGTCACAATTAACAATCGGGTAATTCGTTCTATACTCTAAATCTTTCTCAAGATGAATCTCTATAAGTCTATAAGCATCAATAGTCTTAAAGACTTTTTTCTTATCTAGTAGAGTAAGAAGCGCACCTGAAATAATTTTTCTCGCTGCTTGTAAAGGGTGAGAGATGATTATATTTTTATCTAAGAATTCTATTAATGGGGAGTTCTTAGCAGGATTTTCACAGAACATACTTCCTAACTTTTGTTCGTTCATCTCTAACTGTAGACACTTACATCTAACATAGCCTTTCTCTGTATGTATATGTCCTGTAGACCCACATATCTCTCTATCAGGACAATTTTCTCTAAAACTCATTTTGTACCTCTCTCTTATAAGAAGAGATTATATCGTTAAAAATCTCTTCTATATCCCCTTCTCCACTGTCCATTGTCTTATTGTCTCCTGTTAAGGACTTCCAAAGCTCAAACTTTCGTAGAATGATATCTAACGTAAAATGATCCATCGTTCGTTTAGATTTAAACTCTTTCTCTACCTCTGGGTGAAGTTCAGCTAGGAATCTAAAAACTCCTATTTTTGAGTGGAGAGATCCTGTTCTCTTTACACGACCTATTACTTGTCTATATAAATCATAACCCCAAGGTAGATCAAAGAAGACTACATGCCCTGCGGATTGTAGATTAAGAGCTTTAGAACCTGCTTTATTCATAAACAGTATGGGAACATGGTCATCCCCATCAGACATAAATCTCTCTACAACACGTTTCTTCTGAAGAATATTCTCATCTCCAGTTATCTTTAGGCTATCAATCCCAATTTTCTTAAAGTCCTCTTTCAGATTTAAAATCATCATTTTAAAGAAACAGAAAATGATAACTCTCTTACCCTTAAGGGTTCCTGTAACTAGATCTTGTAAAGCTTTTACCTTTGCACCTTGCTCTGGAAAACCTTTTAACCTAGGGTCATTTGTCATTAACTTAGCATATGTAATAGAAGGAAGCGGGAGAAGTCTCTTAACGGAACCTTCTACAGTTTCTATAAGTCTTTCAAAAGCTTCTACAATCTTCCATGATTGATCTACAGAACAGACCACAGGTATATCTTTAGTGATTACTTCTGGTAACTCTTGTTCAACTTTTGGGTCATCCTGTAATCTTCCAAAAAAATGGTCTGAAACTATACTTTTAAAACTATCTAAGTTTTTATAACCTCTAATCCGATTCCTGTACTTCACACAGAACATATTCTCAAAAACTCTATAATTAGGCATTAACGAAGGCATGATAACTCTAAAGATACCATACGCCTCTGACAACCTATTCCCTACCAAAGTAGCGGTTAGCCCATAAGCCCTACAAGGGCCGCCTTCATTGTTCACTAAGGCAAAAGCCTTTTTGTGAGCTATACATGTTATGCTTTTAAATATGTCTGGTTCATCCGCTATAAACACCCATCTTGGTTGTAAACCCTTCTTCAAATCTTCACAGTGCTTATACAACATCGAGTAGGTAGAAATGACAACATCGCTGTTATGATTTCTCATAACAGCGACCCTATTAGTAATATCTCTATGCGTCTCTGCTGTGATTATAATAGAAGTAAGAGAAGGGGTTAGATCTCTTAACTCCTTCTGCCATTGATGAAGAGCAGATATTTCTGTGAAAACAAGAAACTTAGTCTCTGGATTCTTAAACTTCATATAACTCATAGAGAGAATCATCTCTAAAGTCTTACCAAGCCCTACATCATCTCCTAGAACCATTCTAGGTCTTAACAACATTAAAGTTGACGCAACCTTCTGATATTCAAAAGGAACTTTACCTGACAAAGGTTTAAATATTCCGTTATCTTTTAAATCTATCTTTGTCTTGTTAATAATATCGTTCGCATTCCACATCCTTTTTCCTTTTGTATCTGTATTTATTTACCCTTCTATGATTGCGGAGGTATGTATGTCTTATAGTGAATACTGACTCTTACTCTACCTCCCGTAAAAGACCCTCCCTGTGCGGTGAGAATGATCGATGTAGGACTATAGAAAGCTGTAGGTCCTGTGACTCCTATATTGACACTGTCAGCAAACACACTCAACCTACCACCGTACTTTGTTGTCTCCCCAGTGACACCACAGTCGTATGCAGCCGCACCAGTAACGTGGTGAGTGGTTCTAACACAAACAGCCTCTACGATAGATCTACTTGGAATCATTATTGTTGAAGTGACAGAAGCTCCTGTCAAGGTCAACTCTTCCTCTAGAATTCCTAACCCAGTAGAAGCAGAACTTGCTGTCTCTACTATCTGTTGAGTGTTGGAGTTAGGGAGAGTAAAACTAGAACCACCGCTAGAACCGCCCGAAGATAGAGCAGAATAGTTGAGAGTGGAAAACCTGTATGAAATATTATCAGATTCATTATAAACAATTAATCCTTTAAATGGTTTAATATAAACCCACCCGGATTGATAAGCCGCAATACTATTAACCTCCGTTTGCCAAATACCCGTTGCACCGGTTGCAACTACATAAATATCACCATCGACTGGACTTGCTGGAGGGGTAGTAGTGGACATATTAATAGCACTACAATTGACCACTACATCTAAAATATTCATTGCTTCAGCAAAAGTTACTTCTTTCGAAGCTTGGTTTGTAACGATATACGGAATTTTTGATCGTGTTGTCGGCATTTTTAACTCCTATACTCTATTGACGAAGGGTAACCGTTCCCTACTATTGCACTTATCTGCTTAACTGTTACATTAATTGCCGACCCAGACCCTGAACTAATAGTATCTTCTATCTGTTTAGCACTCGTGTACGTATAAGTAGAGGTAGATATAATTTCTGTTCTCTTTAAAACAGAACCTTTAAAAACTGTAACTTCGTATAACTCACTATCTTCGTTCAGTGGAACATCTACATGGTTTGCCCACCTTCCATCATATCTAGTCCTCCTTATCCAAGATATCTCTACATCAGAAGTGCTACCATCCCTTACTACTTTAAGGTGTACCGGAGAGAGTGGCTTTAATGCTACACCCTTTGCTGTAAACGCTGTTGTAGAGTAACTGTCTGAACCTATAGCTTTGTTTGAAGGACCGTACTTATAATTAATAGCAGCCCCAATGTTTCCTGTACCAGATGTTATCTTCACTAACGTTGAACTATCTAATAGCACAAATTTAGCTCCTATAGCGAGTGTGGCTGCTATCGCATGTTCTGTACCACCTCTACCCCTAAGGAATTTAGATATCTTCCACTGATTCACACCTGTTGCCTCAGCAGTCATAAACTGTAGAACCTCCCAAACATCCGTTGAAGTTTCTATAGCACATAAATTTCCTCCGTTAAGTAAATCTGCCTTTGAGATAGATTGTAAATTTCCGAAGTTTAAATCTAATAACAACTCTTCATCTGTTTGCAGAAAGATGGATTGTGAACCTTTAAGAACTGATCTAGTGTTTCCTAACACAGTTCTATTAGGAATAGATATATTGAGAGTGTAGTTAGTCGTTGTAGCTGAGCTGTAGATAGAAGCACCTGACCAAGGTGCTCCTGCACTTGCTGCAAAAGGGTATGAAGGGTTTGCTGTATCTTCCTTTAAAGGAAGTTCAAGAATGTAGAGCTTTACAGGAGAAGAAATAGCAATAATCTCCTTAATGGGATCTCTATCTGTACCTGGTATAACTGTGAACGAACTCTCATCCATCCTTATACACTCAACCTGAATCGCAAACTCCTTGATAACCGTTATAATCCTAAACGTAGATACGAAACCAGCTAGAGAAAAGGTAATGACATCCCCAGGCTCTAAATACCAGTACTTCATTGGAAGAGTGAAATCTAACTTCTCTCTTCCAGCCCATACCTCTGAAAGTAAGCTTTCTACAATGCCTTGAGCTTGAGCTGTGTTCAAGCCTATGGAATAATTTATGCTATCCTCTCGAGTAGATGTAGTGGTTCTGTTCTTAGCATCTACTACGGATTGTCTATAGTTGGCTAAGGTATCAATGTAATTGAAAGACAATACCCTAGGTAAATCAGTTTCTTGTGATCTTGCAATATTATATAAATTGCTATCATCATCAGTCACATCTCTGATTAAATCTGCTGTAGGGATAAAGACTGTCGGAGCTTGGTTTCTATGCTGGAACTTAATCTTTCCGTCTGTCTCTATAGCAGAGAACCTGTATAAACTCATTAACTGATTTAAAGCTGCTCTAGAAGACATTCTTCTGTCGATAACATATCCTTGGACAGTTCCTTCTAAAGAAGAAGCATCTATTCTAGAAGCAGGTGCGCCGCTTCTCAATGCAATAGCTAGCACCAAATCTTTTAAATCCACGAAACCCATCCTTCCTGTAATCCAGTGATTCTCTGACCAGTTCTTAGCATCTGACCAATAGTCTGTTCTGTTAGGGAAAGCTGGATAAGGCCTAGCATCCCACGTCCATATATGAATTCTATCACTATCTAACATAGAACCGCTATACCTATTCGAGGAGGGATTGTTACCTTTAGACGGTTCCCAATACGAATGTATAGATCTCAAGAACTGCCTCTGCATATAGTCATCTCTTCGAGACATTGAAAAGTAAGGTTTAAAACTTTCAAAAGATTTATCATCAACAAAAACGTTTGGTTGGTTTGTTGACCTATCTACCGCAGCAGTACCAGCCTCCGTAAACACTATAGGCTTTGATTGAGGAACCCATGCTGTATGTGAAGATACTTCTGCACCTGCCTCCCTGTTAAAGTGAAAGTTTAACCACCAATTCTTAAAATCTTTCTTCCTATAAACCCAAGGTTTATTATACCTTCCATCTGTTATATCTCTACGGTTCTGATTTATTCTATCTACAGATGCTTCATTACCGGTAGCACCTTCAGAAGAATAATACCAGTCGTAGTACTCTCCACCTTCTATGTTTGAGTGAAGATATTCAATATCATAAATACTCTTAAACCCTGCTTTAGAATCTAAGTGCTGCCTTCCCTCTCTCCAATCAGACATAGGTAAGTAATTATCAATCCCTACAAAGTCTATATTGGAAGAAGCCCATAATGTATCTAAATGGAAAGCAAAATCATTTGAACCGTCATATGGGTCATGACCTGCATACTCTGACCAATCTGCTGAATAACCTATCTTAGTAGAAGATCCAACTACAGTTCTCACATGAGAAGAAAGCTCTACAAGCTTATCTACAGCAGGGTATGTAGAGGTACTTGATCTTAGTGAGGTTATCCCCCTAAGTTCTGTCCCTATTATAAATGAATCTACACCACCTGCATTTGCGCATAAGTGCGCATAGTGAAGAACCATTCTGTTAAAACCCCACTCTTCATCCTCTTCTGCTACAACTACCCCTTGTCTAAAAATAGTTGTCTCATCTCTAAAGATAAAATCTGAAGGAATAGCAGTACCGAAAAATTTATCTATTTCTGCGTTAACAGCACTAGATTTATCTGGTGAGTTAGGTACACCCGGTGCAGGAAAACATGTAATCCTACCTCTCCAAGGGTATGAAGGTTGATTTTGACCTGGGCTGTATGGGTTAGGTAAAGTACTCCCTTGCGGAATATCCATCATGATTAAAGGGTAAAATATAACTTCTAACCCTCTTTCCTTTAAATCCTTTATAGCTCTTATAACAGATCCATCAGAAGGGGATGATCCGTACGAAGCAGAACCATTGAAATAGCTTACGAGGATAGCGTCTTGCCTCGTTATATTATTCACCTTCCATATAGGGTTTGTAACCTTTCCACCTTTGTACTCTATCTTAGGTCTTATCTTACACTCTCCTAACCTAAGATCAGAACCCATCCAAGCTATAACAAGTAGAACGGACTTTACGTTCTTACACACTTTTTGTAGTTCATCTAGTGAAGCTTTCCAATCGGTGTACCCTATCTTATTTTGAATGTTTACAACTGTCCCAGCTGATTTCTCTGTTCTCTGTGCGTCAGATCGAGTCTGTTGTTCTGAAGATGTTTCATTCTCTGTGGTAGGGAACCCAGAAACATCCTTAACTTCAAGTGGATCATATCCATGCTCTGTAGAACCTGGAATCATAGTTACAGCTTGTATTAGGTCTTCTACAGAACCACCTGTCTTAGGTAAAGTATTCACAACCTCAAAATTAAAAATAGGTATTCTGTTGCCAAATCTTTGTAAGTCTAGGTCTTCTAAAACGATATAACAAACTCCTCTATAGGATGGGACGTTCCCAGACCCTTGAATAGTAGTCATTAAAGGATCTATATCTTGAGTTTGGTCTCCATAGTAAATCCTTACTTTACTATCGCTCTGATCTATGAACTGTTGATCAGCCCACACTCTTCTTATCATTGAGACAGGACCCTTACATATTGCTATAGCAAGGGAGATAGTATACTTAATTTTTATAGGTAAATCTGGAGTCTCTATCTGATTATGTCTTGTAGCCCATATAAGTTGACCTGCAACTCTAACATTCCCAAACACTTCAAGAATAGGTGCGCCTTCTGTAGAACCTGTTATTTTTAATTCGGTTAGCCTTGGTCCCTCATGAGTTCTATCTCGAATACCTCCAAACAGAAGATTATCGATATAACTTCCTAAGATAACTGAAACAGCTCCAATCCCTGCTTGAACAAACGATGCTCCAATAGAACCTCCAGCAGCTGCTGCCGTAACTCCTGTTGCAGTAGCCAGACCGGAACTAGCTACACCTAGTAATAGAGTTGCCATGAGAAGCCTTGCTAATTTATGTCAAGAAATATACTTGAAAGATCTTCCTCTTTAAAAGGGATAAACTCTACACCACCTTCCATCCTCTTTAAAGTGATTTCTTGAACACCTAACATTTTTGAAGCATCTTTGATAGATAATCCGTATCTCTTTCTTAGAAGTTTTAATTTACATGACTTATCTATACGATCTTTCAAGCTTAAAAGTTTACTAGCCATTCTCCACCTCAAATAAAAAGTTCGGTATTCTATTTCCATATCTCCCTAAGGGTATATCCTCAAGAACTACGTAGCTTACGCCTCTATATGCAGGGGTATTACCAACACCTTGTACAGAGGTTATGACTGAGTCAGGATTCTGTGTGTCCAACCCTAGATAAATAGAAGGAGGGTTTAAGTCTGCTATTTCATGCAGAATCCTCATACCCATAAATACATCTTCTACAATTCTAGCGTCTGTAAGATCTGGGGTTACACCTAGTTTAACATGAAACTGAGAAAATCTAATATAAGTAATTACGTATATTCCCACATTGTCTCGTTCCCCTTCGAGAATGGTGACAGATAACTCCGCACCTACAACAACAGAAGGTATACCCGCTCTCATTTCAGCAGTAACTAGCTCTATGTATGCTCCACCACTTCCAGCAGAGCTAGAAGACACAAATTTAACTAAAGTAGGAGCAAAGGACTCAACGATTCTTCGAGGTTTTCTAACTACTAGCTTACCATCCGCCCATATTCTATCTAAAGACGTTATCTTTCTACATAGCGCAAAGGCTAGCGATACATAATACTCGTAGGTTGTTGTAGTGACAGCTGTTCCAGCACCTCCCTTACCCCCAACTGTAGAAGATTCTACCTTCGACACTTCTCTAAAATTTGTAGCCCATATAAGTTGACCTGCAACTCTTGCTTTTCCAAACACTTCAACTATAGGTGACCCTTCAGTAGATGACTGAATCTGAAGGGCGTTTAATCTAGGTCCTTCATGTTTTGAATGAGGTTGAAAAAGATAACTATCTATAATCGAACCTAAGATAGTAGATACAACTCCTATACCTGCAACGCCCATCGATGCAGCAATAGAACCAGCGGCAGCAGAAGCTGTTAACCCTAGTCCAGAAGCTACACCTGCTCCCCCAACTGCTAATAGTAAAGTAGCCATTAAACCTCTTCCATGTTAGGTAGCTCGTAAACCTGACGAATTCTACTCTCCCACCAAGGGGAAAGTGTAGTCTCATGGACTGGGTGTGTTCCGTATGCATGAATCATACAACCATCACCACTTAAAAAAGCTACATGCTTCATGGCAGTGTTTTCTTTAAAGGAAAATACTACAATAGAACCTTTTCTCCTAGAGCTAGAAGAAACTCTAACGAGATATTTAGATAATGCTGTACTTAAAATGTCTTTGTTACCCTCTTCAGCCCAAGAAGGTGAGTAAGGTACAACAGACTCTTCTAGAACTTCTCCTACTAGATTAGAATAGACTCCGTACACAAGGCCGATGCAATCTGTAGCTACCTGTTTCTTTCTTTGTTGGTGGATGTAAGGAGTTCCTATCCAAGACCTTACCTCTTGTATAATGGTGTCTGGTGTTAGCTGTTTAATCAACAAGCTTTGAACCATCATTACCACCCCCTTTATTTGGGTAGGAAGCTATAAAATCATTACCAGGCATATGAGGAAAACCTCCAAAGTTAATAGCGTTATTAAACTTTTCCTTACAAGTTTTGAACTCATTGTCACACCCTGCACTAATAGAAAATGAGTCCCCTACTTGAATGTCTCTCCCCATTGGGTAAAGAATTTGGATTCTAGAAATTGTGTTCTCTAATCCGTGTGACCTAACATCTATCCTTCTTCCTGTATTATGTCCAGATGTCCACGTTAGAACTCCTTTAGTGAACCACCCCGACGCAGACATATCTAAACCTGTGCTATGGAACACAGAACGCCCGTCTACTGTACTAACCACACCAGAAGCTATAAAAGTTGATCCACTAAGATTAACCCTACACTCACTGTCTCCTACAACATAAGGACAAGTTCTCTGATATAACCTTCCAAAAGGTTGACCCAAAACATGAGAGTATCCTCTAATCTCTGTCTTAAAGAATCTGCCAGAGCGTTCTACCTCTCCAATAGTTCCAAATCTCTCTAAAGACCTTTGAGAAATATCTTCCCAGTTAACAACATATATCTCTATATCTGCGTTGTCATACAACCCATTCTGTAGATCTTGCTCTGTTATCGTTTCTGAATCTAATGCTCCTAGTATCCCTTGTGCTTCCATATCATCCACTGAGAGACTATCTGTGGACTTCATAGATGAAGAAGAAAATCCTGTAGAAGCTTCATACTTCACACCGTCAAACTCAATATCTAAATCATGGTTTGTAAACCCTATAACAGTATTGTCTGAACGAACTATCTTCCAACAAAAACATATTGTGGTCACTTCTTGACTGAGATGTGCCAGTAAGGCAGCGCCTAAATCCCTCATACCCTTAACTCCACAATAGGGACGCTTGACCAGGTGGATGTGTTAAAGAAGTCTAATGAAAAATCCATGGAGTCTGTATCGAATCTACATGGTACGTGAAACTCGAATGATGTCGTTACCTGATTAACAGGTGTAAAACCTAGTGAGATAATTCCTGTGTTATTATCTACTGTGAAATTAGCTGTCTCAGTAGCGCCATCTTTAACCTTTACTGTACCATCTGCTAACTTCTTTATCTCACGAACTTCCGTTCTAGGACCTGAAACATACTGCTTCCTACACTGAAACTTTCTAGTTTCTCCCGTTATTAAAGACGCTGGCTGGTCTACTGCTGTATAATCTGACCAGTCTTTAAATCTGAAACCGTAAGCTTTACCTTTTCTTGCTCTAAAAAATTCGATTAGCTCTCTCATCTGTTCATCTGTCTTAATAGCGTGGACAACTTCCCATCTTAATCTTGACTGAGCCCAATTTATATTTCTCTGTTCAAATCCACTGTCTGACATTGTAACCGATGTACTGTACATCGGCCCTCCCGAAGCCCCGTAAGAAATATCTACAGGGAATAATACTTCATGAAAACTCATTCTTCCTCCTTAACTTGTTCTTTGATTTGCATTTTTAAGAGCTAACAACATCTCAGATAACATTCTCCCCTTACCTTTAGAAAATGATGTTGCATCTTGAGTCGTAATGTACATATTAATAATAGGACTGCTGCTTCCTTTCCCTGACGAGTTATTCCGTCTTTGAGGTGTTTGGTTCTGAAACACGTTCTGTACATGTCGGGGGTCTGTTCTAGGTAGAACTTCTTCTCCTTCTTCCAATATAGACAAATGTTCTGCTCTTCGTAAAGAAGATTTTATAAAATTAGCAGCTAAAGCTGAATCTCCAGAAAAAGATGTCGAATTTCCAACAACTCCCCCTCTATGTGCTGTGAATATAGAGGAGACTTGAGAGCCTATTGCAGAGGTTGCTGCGCCGAAGAGCCCTCCCCCACTTCCAGCTGGTCCAGAGAAAGCTGCCACTAACCCTCTCTTTAATGGTTCCATAACTAAAAGCTCAACAACAAGTTGTTGAATAGATCTTGCAATGTTAGATAAAGAGTCTTGAAGAGATGTCCCATCAAGAATCATACTTTTTACAGCGTCCCCGAAAGCATCTGCAACCCCTTCAGATAAACTTTCCATACTTTCTAAAGTCTCTTTAATACCCTTTTCCTGTCCACTCAACACAGGATTCTCTAAGTTATATAGAGCGGTGGTTAAATCTACTATAGCTTTAGTCTTACCTTTTAAAGATTCCTCATCAAAAGAAGGACTTAAACCTGCAGCTAGTAGGTTGCTGGCTATCTCCCTTGATAACCCTTCAGTAGCCCTTAAAATAGTGATGTTCTTTGTTAAAGTCTCAGTAACTCTATCAAAGTCAGAAGCCTTGCTTCGTGAAGAAGAAATCCTGTCAAACTCATCTCTCAATCTCCCTATCTGAATGTCTGCGGAAGATATAACAGAAAGAATAGAATCTGCAGTTGCTTTTTGACCTTTTAGAGATGCGACGAGAATATCTCTTCTCTCCTCAATAGCTGTGACGTTAGTTTCTAACAAGACTAGAGCAGGGTCAGAAGCTTTTGCTTGAAAACCTTCCAAAGACCTTGCAACCAGATTGGCTTTCCTTATAGCTTGTTCTGTCATAGCAAGAGCTTCTTGTGAAGTCTTTCCTAACATTTTAAATGCTGTTTCTGTAAGAACTATTCTATCTGTTACATTATCCAGATTAAAAGCATCTAAATCACCTACCAAAGCTGCTTCTATAGAAGATTTCTGTGCTATAAGAGAATTCCTCTGGTCTATGACCTCAGAATACCCTTTCTTCAATTCTATAAGATTCGTAACAGTAGATTCAATAGTTCCTGTAAACACAGAGTTTTCTTTAGCCAATTCTGCTAGCCCATAAATCAAACCATCTAAAGATTCCTTACCACTGTCAAAAGCATCAAACAAAAGCGTTATTTCTTGCCTTGTCTTTTTAGCCTCTTTTGTAGTGTGGACACTTGACACAATAAGATCCTTGAAAACTGATTGTATAGAGTCATCGAACGAGATATCCGAAAAGTTAAAGCTATCATACAACCCTGAGATAATTTCTTTAAACTCTAGTATAGAGGTTTTCTGTCTCTCTAAAGCTTCATCTAAGTGAACTGATGAAGCTTGTAACTCATCTGTAGATACAGGGCTTAGACCTATGTTAGCAAGCTCTAGACTACTTCTGTAACTATCTAATGCATTTTTAGAAGATTTCATAGCTTCGTTAAACACATCTGTAGCCTCTTTGGCATCTCTAGTATTACTAGAAAATATAGTATAGGCAGCCAACACCGCACCTAGTGTAGTAGCCACAAAAACATAAGGGTTCGATTTTATAACAAGATTAAAAGCCGCCTGGGCTGTAGCAGCAATACCTAAAGATTTTGAGGTAGCAATTACAGCAGTAGTATAGGAAATAATACCGATCGTTGCTGCAGCCATTGAACTGACGAACTTCCCAATATAAAAACTGGCAATTGTAGCACCTAAAATCTTAAACCCATCTACAAGAAGGTAAACATTATCCGCACCCTCTTTGGTGGTGTCTAAAGAACCTGAGACTGCACGAACAAAATCAGTTAAAGCTCTTGTGGACTCCATCAGAACTTTTGTCAAACCACTTGCACCCAAGGTTAGAACCAAACCCTCTAGAGAGGATTTAAACTCCTTGAAAACACCGTACAAGTTATTCATCATAACAAACATCATCTCTTCAAGAGCACCTGAAGCTCCATAAGCTTCTGTAGTTAACTCTTTTAAACGATCTCTACTTTGAGTCAGAATAAGAATACTACCAGAAGCCCTTACCCCAAAAATATCAGAAGATTGAGCAGCTGTAATTTGGGCTCTACCTAACTCGTTAATAACATCAATAACACTATTAGCTGCTGGATTTATCTTCTCTAAATCCACGTTCATTGACTCTAAAGTCCTTTGAGCAAGTTTAGTAGGGGAGACTAGGGCTAACATAGCTTGTCTTAGACCAGTACCGGCAAGAGATGATTGTAAACCTGAATCACCAAGAACACCTAGAGCAGCAGCTACATCTCTCAAATCCTGATCTAAAGCTGCTGCTACAGGTCCGACATATTTCATAGCTTCTGCCATCTGTCTTACAGATGTATTTGATCTAGCGGATATTCTAGCTAAAATGTCTCCGACAAAAGTAAGATTAGAAGCTTCAATATTAAAAGTAGAAAGAATGTTAGAGGAAAAATCTGCGGCTTCTCCCAGAGAAAGCATACCCGCAGCTGCTAACTGCAAACTTGGTCCGATACCTGAGATAATCTCTCCAGCATTAAAACCCGCTTGAGCTAGAAACTTCATTCCTTCTGCAGACTCAGATGCTGTAAACATTGTTGTAGAGCCAAGAAACTTAGCTTTATTGGATAAATCTGTAAACACACTACCAGTTGCGCCAGAAATAGCTTTAACAGCATGCATCGCTCTCTCAAACTCTGAAAGAGTTCTTATAGACTGTATAAGACCAAAACCTAATGATACACCTGTTAAGACACCTCTAAAGGAAAGAACACTTCTAGAAGCTCCTCTAAAAGACCCTTCCATACGTTCAGTAGATGAGACGACTGATGATGCGGTATCCTTAGCCTCTCTCTTAACTTTCTTTAAGTTCTCAACAGAGGTTCTTGTTTTAATGACAACGTCTAGTTCTGCTAAGGAAACCAAATCTACACCTTTTTAGAAGATAGTTCTCTTGAAACTTCTAGATACTCTGTATCTAGAACTCTAATAAAGTATAATATATTTTCAATTTCATCTAAAGAGGAGATTTTGTAAAGTCTGATGTATGACTCTATGTCTGTCAGAGATATTGGATTTAAACCTTCTGAATGCCTTTGTCTGTAGCTATTCAACTCTCCAAATATTTTGTAGTAATACCTCTGACAGAATGTTAGTTGAGGTAATCTTTTTAAAATTTCTGGAGTGACTCCAGTATCCAAAGCTAAATCTTGTAAAAATTCAAAGTCTTTGGCGTTCTCTATGTCCCAACGTAGCCTTGCTCTAAGTTTCCCGAGTCAACTTCGTCAGCCTTTATTTTAAAGTTCTCAAACTCTGTAGCTATTTTAAGGACTAACTCCTTCAACACAGAAATTTCTTCCAGAACTCTAATCTTATTTTCTAGAGTGCAAGGAAGATCCTTACCGTCTTCCTCAATCCCACCCCACTCTACAAGAATAGACTTAGCTAAAATAACGTTGAATTTACGTGCGTCTTCCTCAGGAGAGAGGGTTATCAACGAGTTTGAAAGTTCAATCTCTCTCTTCGCTTCTTTTACAAGAACCATAAACTTAGAATTATTCATCCTAGCTACTTTAACCCAACCGCCACCCCCGATGTGGTGGACAACTCCTTCTGTCTCTTTGATTTTATCTGTTTTTATACTATTTAATTCCAACTTTAACTCCTATTACTCAACATTTAAACTATCAATAATGATTACACTTCCAGAGTCAGGATGCTTCAAAGACTTAAAATTAATGTTAAGCATTGAGTCTTGATTTCCCCCACCCAAAGAAGGACTACCACTGGTGAGAACAACACGCAAGAGAGAAAATTGAATCATGTTGCCTTTTGCATCTGTAGAACCATACTCGATAGAAGTTTCAGTGTGATTCAAAACCTTTGATAGTAATCTTAAATCAGAAAAATATGCTTCTAATGTCCCGGTACATTCACAATACCCATAACCAATATCAATAGGGTATTGAGTTCCAACACTTGGCTTAGATCTTAAATAATTGTTTACATCAAGATCAATCGTCTTGATTCCTGTAGAGATAACAGTTCCACCCTCTATAATCGACCCGATATTATTGGAAGCTGTTAAAGGTTCTGTCACTTCTGCAGGTATTAATAAAGGGGAAATTGATGAAGTACTAGCACCTGGTTTCTTACCCATATAGGAGAAAGTACCTGTGATAACTTTCTTAGCCTCAAAATTTAACTTAACCCCTCCAGTTCTCAAACCACTATAGGTTGAGAAGGTCTCTACGTCTGTATGATGGAATTGGACAAGGATTGATGTCTTCTTAACACCATTCTTAATACGTTTAGCTATAAGGTACCCTGTAGAAGATTGACCTGATGCTGTTTTTAACGTTCCAGAATTAATAGTTATGGTGTTTGCTGTAATAGAAGCGATTCTGAACCTCTTACCAACGTTTTCTGCATCAGAAAGACCTCCCATAGTAAACCACTGACCGACTTCTAACCCTAAAGAGGTGAAGTCTAAAGAAGTGCTTGTGATAGTAGTTGAAGAGGCTACAACTAAATCACCTGGTCTTACTCTATCTGTCCTTACAATGACATTGGTTGCAGCTACAGAAGTCTCATTCTCCAAAGAATTCCCTGAGACAGTAAAGGAGTTTGCCGTAACAGCTGTAATCTTAAAACGACCTACATTAGCAGCATGCGCTGTAAGACCTGAGATATAAACCTCTGCACCTACTGTAAGACCTACAGTACCTCCTGAAGATATTGTGAACCTGTTGTTTGCCTTTGTAGTCGTTACAGACGTACCAGTATAGGTTTTGCTGAAGATATATGAAGCTTCGGAAGCTAGTGCGTGAGCTAGTGGGATGTCCCAGTCATAAGAAGAAAGTTGAAATCCAAGATCCCCACTACAACTTATACCTACTACAGAATCATTGTCTCTCATTCTATCAGAAGACAGAACGTCTGAAGATACTGTCTCTTTATCCATAGAAAGAGTAGATGAAGAAATCCCTGCTCCGTACATCTTACCACGTTTTTCTGCGGCAATAGTCTCTAAATCAGTTCCCCATTCATCCTCAACCAAGAAATAAGTTGCGACGTTGTTTGTATCAGCGGTAGCCATAAAAATCTCCTTGTACTTATTCGGTGAGGAATCTAGTGTATGTGCATCTAGCTTTTAACCTGTACCAACCCTTAGACTCTCCTACAACCTCACTAGATGTTACTTGACAGTTTATTATACCACTGTTTCTAAACTCTAGTTGCTTAAAATTAAATATATTTGAAAATTCATCTATGTAGGAAGAAGATGAGCCAAGACCTTGACCACTTTTCACGTTAATAATTAAAATAATTAAGCCTTCGAATGAAACCAGATGGGGAATGGACATTGTTTCAATTGTGCCGTCACCCTCTAAAACAAAAAACTCTACAAACGAAGTTTCAGAAGAAAGATCCTCTATATGTTGGTTTTCATACACAACCTTACTTCTAGAACCCCAATCAGTCTTAAACTTTGTCTCTAGACAGATCCTACAGTCTTGGAATGACATTTTAACCTCTAACTACTTCACGTAAGTAAGTTCTAGCATTTAAAAATACCTCTCGTTCTATGTAGAAAGGTTGTGGTTGGTGCCTACTAAACCCTTTATTTAAAGATGTAATATAAACGATGTTGTTAGAGATATAAAGAGGTTTTCCTATCTTAAAACCTCCAACAGTAACTTTCCCTAGATTAGGATAATCCAAATGGTTATAGTAACCTTCTGGATAGCTGTATGGATTAATATCACCTACCGACAAATTCCACGACGACGCAGCTCTTCCAGTGTCTACAGGGGTTAAAACAGCTAATCGATATCTTAACCTCTTGCAGAATTTCACAATAATCTTCTCTGCATCATCTTCTAAAGAGTCTACCCAAGTAGTCATATCTAAAAGAAATTCTTTTTTAGTGGCAACCATTATCTCAACATTATATGGAAAGTTGTAATCGAATCTGTCATCTCAGAAATTACTTCTATAATCTCCCAAGTCTCTGAACCTATCTTTATAAAATCACTCACCTTCGGTGTGAAAGTAACAGTTCTCTTCTCAACTTGTAAAACTTTAGTCTTTGGGGAAGATCTAGTAGCAAGAGAATCTACAACTTTTACATTCGTTAAAAAACCAGACAAGCTATGAGTAGTAACGGTAGTGTCTACAGTTGCTGTAGCTGGGTTATACTCTCCTACAGAATTCTCAAGATAACTTACTCCTGTTTGTAATTGTAAAGTCTCTACAAATAGTTTCCGTGTACTTAAATTAATGTCATCCTTTAAAGTCATTAAAACCCTCTACTATACTTAAACGGAACTGTCTTATCGTCAAATGAGGATTTTGACAACGGTTCCGCTATCTCTGCAAGAAGGACTTCTAATTCTTTCAAAGTAAAAGAGAAAACATTCTGACTATCATTTACAGGTGCAGGAACCCCTGTATCTGGAGGATCTTCATACTCTATCTTCAGTTCAGTAGTTTCCCAAATTTTAATACCTTTTTCAGCTGAACCACTACCAACCTCTACACCCATAGAGTTTAATAGGGAAGGGGCTTCTAAGACTGTAGAGACTAGCCAAATATAAGCTCTTTCAAAGAAACTAAAACCAGACTCACTTTCAGATATTCTGTTTGTAGTAGGAAACCCTCTTAACCCTTGTCCAGCATTAACCTTATTTCCATAAAACCGAAATCTTGTATCCATGAAACTTGTTGTTTGAATAGCTAACTCTTTCTTTTTCTCATCAGTAAGTGCATCCCACTTATCTGTCCCTCTTTCTAATGCTAATTTTGTTCTAATAGTAGTAAGAGAGAAATAACTGTTCTGCCAAGTGTCTCCTTCGACTGCATTTAGATGAATAGGCACAATCTATAACCTCCTTATACTATAATACGCTTCCACGGTAGAAGATGAATCTTCTCTTCCTCCGTAAAAGGTTTTACCTTAGCATACTTTTGAAAGTCGTTAGCTACCTTATGAATTAATATCTGTCTTAAACCATTAGGGGTTTGTGTGACATTCCGTTCTATTGTAGGCTCATTGGCATTTACAGGGGCTGTGCTGTTAACACCGTAACCACCTTGGTATGTAACATACAAACCTTTAGGATTATCTGTGCAACGTATACAAGCCTCTGGAGCGAGATAGATATATCCTCGATCCCCATCCCATGTAAAAAGATTCGAACTACGTTCAATAGTTTCAAAGACGTTAAATTTTGTTTCTTTTCTAACCGAGTCTACCGTTTGAATAGGGTAGCACTTAGGTTTTAGGATTGTCATCTCTGTCTCTAGAGAATCATACTGGAAAGATCTAAAATACTCGTGAATAGTTCCTGAGGTAAAATTTCTTTTTGTAAGAGCTTCTGCTTCTGCGGAAACTTGAAGAATTGCTCTCTCTAAAACAACATCTATTTTTGTATCTGCATGTGTTATCCCTAACACATCTTTTACCTCTGATCTAAGGAATAGTTTTGCCATCGCTATTATCCTCTTCTCTCAAAAGAAAAGCAGATTGGGATCGAGCAATCTCAGAAAGTTTCTGCCTCTTTAAACCTTTTAATTTTTCTAAACCTTGCTCTACAGCATGTTCATTAAAAAAGGGGAGGTCTAAGTACCCATCTACATTAATATTATCAGGGTAATCCCTCTCAAGGGTCAAAATAAGTCTTTTGTATTTCTCTTCTGCAAGATCTTTATCTTTATTTCTAATCTCTGATTTTGTTGCCCCACCAGTATAGACTTCTGTGTCAATAAAACCTGGTAAAGCTAGAATTTTATTAGGGGCGACCAGAAGGTCATGTAGAGCAACTACACGACCTTCTGAATCTAACTCTATAGGACCGTACTCTGTACTAACAGTCTCACTTCTTATAGTTATATGAGATACAGCCATTTATAACCCTCTCTTATGCTTTTCCAATATTCCTAATGATTACATTACGTCTAGGGGCATAAACAATAGGTGTACCGTACATTAATTGCATCCAACTAACCGTAGGAGCAATACGGGCTAAAGGAAACCTTCCCATAGCCATAAGTTCAGCATATGCCAAACTCTGTGTAGATAGATCTAAGAGTAAGCCTGTGAACGTGTTAGGACGATAGATGTTTCTATCAATAAATACCGTATTGGCTGCAAACGAGTTACCTGACCTCGTTCTCGGCTGCGTATAACCGATAAACGTTCTATCCGTACCATCCTTCTCTGAACGGTAGATCTTGTAACAAGTAGCTGGATTAGTTCCACCACCATCTACAATAGTGACTGTAACTTGTCTACCTGCTTGTACAGTAGTAGCTGCTGTTACAACAACCGCCGCTGATTCACCGTACTTGTTCAAACCAGAAACAGCATAACGATAAGCGCCAGCATCTGATGCAGAAAACTTACTCTCTGCGGATGTCGCTACAGCAGGGTTTCCTGAGATAGTAGGGGTTGAAGGGCTGTGCGAAGACGATGCAGCTGTCGGAGGAGTTTGACCTGTTTTGATAGAAACATCAGGCTTAAACATAACTCCGCCATTCGTAGTATTAATACCAGAAATGGGGGTACCTGCATAGGTAGCTGTATTAGGAACATTCCACCTCTGCGAACTATCATAAACGTTCGAGAAATCCGAAATCACTTTCTGAGCAGTGAAAAACTCAGTTGCATTCCCGTTATTATCAGACGAAAGAAAAGAAGCTTCCTCAATAGTACGCTTATTCAGTGGTTCTCCTAGAAGATCGATAACATGACCGTTTCCATCTTCAATCTGTTTAGTGAATGAATCAAAAGAACCGTCAATACAATCTGAATCCATGGTATACAGATTGTTGTTTAACCGTGCAATCATATGATTCATACCGTTACGAGTCTCTATATTCATAAGATTGTCGATAGAACCCGTGACCAAAGCTTGATGATGAATCGTTCGAACAGAACCCATATACATGATGTTGATGGATTTTCGAGAGAACTGCGAATCTTGAACAGAAGGAAGTTCCCCTGAATTTACAAACGTCGAATCATTGGAATCCCCTTCACTTGTCTGAAGAGCATATTCATGGACGTTACCTGTCACACGTACCTTAGGTACAGAATGATAAAGGCTGTATCTCGAGAGACTGTCTGTAAGAATTCTGAGAGTAGCATCTAAACTCTCAGCTCTCAGAGCATCAGTGGTATCCCCAATTGGTTCATTATATGAGAAACTTAAAGCTTTCTGAAAAGCTTCATAATCTCCTGAGAACCTTCCTTGAATATCCCCTACTTCGAAATCTTCTGGTCCCAACCCTAAACCTGACATATTTGACATTTACTAAATCCTTCCTAAACTTAACTTACCAGAACAGTTTTAACCACTCTGAATTAGACACCTAACTCATCTTTAATAGCTTTTGTCATCTCTTGTGAGAGATTTCCTCGTCTACTTAAAGTGGAAGCCGCATCTGCATACGCGGTTTTCTCATCAAGATTCTGAGTTTTTGCAGCTAAACTTTTTAGAGCGTTATCAACTTGAGCTCTCGTAATAGCAGAAGGACCTTGTTTCTGCGTAGGTTTATGAAGGAGGTCACTTTCCAAAGCTGACTTCAATACAGGCTGATTTCCGTAAGCCTCTATCTTGCTTGTCAAACCATCGATACTTTTCTGAAAACCTTCTAGGACTTTTAGAAAAGAGAGATCTCTCTCTGCTGAACTGTTTAAACTTTTTGTAACAGTCTGTACAGAACTCTCTACGAAGCCTGATAAAACCTTAATATTTTTATTTAGACTCTCAAAGTTAGACTTCATATCTACTTTTTGAGACTTTTCTGTAATTACCTCTTCTGATTCTAGAAGATCTGACACTGATTTTAAATCAAGTGATGGGATATCCAAAGCTTCCATCTTAGTTTCTTTCTCAACAGACTTTTCGTCCTGAGGTTCTAAGTCCTTGATAGCTTTCAGGAGCTGAGACTCATTCAAAACTTCCTCTTCCGAGGCTTTAACACTTGTAGATTTACTTGACATCGTCAAACTCCTGTATACAATTGGTGAACTAAACTTCTTGCCATTTTTAGACTCCACTTAGGTCTTAATCTAAGAATTCGTAGAGCTAAGTCGTCAATACCTTTTTCTGATTTAAGATTATAAGTTATATCCTCCATAACTTCAATAGGTAAGTTAGAAGTCAAATCCTTATCTGCTTTATTATAGGATGAAATGCTCTTCATTAATGACACTAAGGTTCTAGGATTAGCAGGCATCATTGTAAGAGCTACACCTAAAATTCTTGCTTTTATTATATTTGAATCTTCATCTCTAACAAAAAGACCTTCAATAGAAACTCCTAAACCTTTTCCTGCATCTTTTTTAGGTACTGCCGTTAGAATCGACTCAACGAGCATGTTGTTAGGACTTAAACCTACCTTAAGAATTGATCCTTCTATATAAAGAGAGGACGACTCTGAAACAGAAGGGAATACATTAGACTTAACCCAGTCAATTCTATCACCTTCTAATATCTCAGCTTTATTGACATAACCAAGAACATCTTTCAACTCATGTCCATGATTCCAATTTATATACCCTTTCGAGGATAAGTAGGAAATGTCCAGAGAATCTCTTAGGATAATATCTCCATCTGTATCCTTAACCTCATCAGAGGCTATTGCAGCGATCTTAAAAATATTTTTTTCGTCATCTTCTGACTCTTCATCACTATTGACAGCTTTCAGTGCGCACACACTTCCGTTAAATAATGTGTGGGTACCTTTTTCATCAACTTCTGAATCTTGAAGAATTTTCATTAAACACTTCCTATGTATTTATAGAAGACTTTAGGGATTCAAGTATACACGACAAACAATGTTTTACAAACAGTATCAAATGTTGCCGCCTACAATGCCCTTCTCTATAAGAGAAGTCTCAACGTCTTTATATAGGTTATAAGAATCTGCAACACACCCCAAAGCGACACAATTTAAACTGAGGACTTCCTGCTCTGAGTCTGAACAGTCTACCTTAACACATCTACACTCTATAGTCCCTTCTCTGGATAAAAGTGACTCTACAACCCTATATCTACCCTCTAACCCTTCTGCATTTGTAGAGAAAATGGTGTCTCTCCTATTTAACCAGTCTAGATCAACTGTATTATTTTTATTCTTCTCGTTGTAGGCTGTATTGTACTGCCTTACGTCACCAAAAAACACTTCTTCATCATTAAGAACTTTGGCGAAATCTGCACAATTAATTGTACTAGGATCAATATTATGGTACTCGTGCTTCCCATAACCCATACTGTCCTTATCATAAGCTTTTCTCTCTATCTTATCACTCATTTATGAACCTTCTTTCTCTCTGTTAGCTGTATCAGAGTTAGGTCTCGTTCTATTTGGAGGTTTAGAAGGGTCTTTCGGAAGTGTTTTAGAAGGGTTAGAAGGGTCTGATGCTCTTACACGCCCACCGTCTTCAATAGAGGTTTCTTCTGCAGACATGAATTGAGGGTCGAGGATAATGTCTCCCTTCTTCCCTAAAGAAGGTAACCCTACTTCTGATCTGACTTCGTTTATAGTCTTGTAACTTCTTACTTGTCTGTCACGAACAACACTCGTCTCATGAATGTTGTCTGATACAGGGGTGAAAACTAACTTATAATTAGGGTTCAATCTGTCTATAACATTTATATTAATAAGACCTGCGATAAATGCTAATAAAGGTTTCAAACCCTTCTCTTTTGATGCTGCTACTTTCCCATTACTCTTAGATTCAAATGTTGTTGTACTTCCAGTAGCCCCGATCGTCCAGTTAATTTCAGAAGGATCTATCTGATATGCACCACAAGATTGTTTAATAAGGAAATCAAACAGTTGTGCATATTCCATATCTCTGTTCGACCTATCTAAAGTCTTCCAATCTACACTACTATCACTAGAAACTTTCAAAATAGGTGGAACCCAAGACTTTGAAGCATTCTTGAGGATTGCCCTGAATTCTTTCTTAAAGATGGCAAAGGATTCTGGGTCTACATCACCTTTAACGATTAGAATACCCTTTGATGTACCACCTTGTGATAATTGGCTTGCGTTAAATCTCTCTGTGTTAATTATAGTGGTGACAACACGAATCAAACTCTCTAATTCTGGTTTACCATACCCAAAAAATTCCAAGTCTGTTTGACCGTTCCTCACTCCGAATATCATATCTTGTCTCCCATAAGAGGCGACAATTTTATCATCAATAACTTGAGCGTAATAAGGAGTCTCTGGGTCAGTAGGAAGGAAATAATTTAAAGAAGCTCTCAACTTAACGATAGTTGAAGAGTCTACAGCAACTAAATAAGCAGGTTTTCCATTTCTCCTAGAGACTACCTCTACACAGGTTTGATCAAGAGTTAAACTATCTCTTACCATTTTACGGACTAGGCTTTCAAAAGAACTCTCACCAAAGCCAATTGCACCACAATTTAAAATCCAGTTCTTTAAAGCATTAACCTCTCTCAAGTTAACTTTATATTCTGGGTTTTTAGGAACAATTTCATACCCTGATTCATAAGTAGAAGGTTTAGGATAACAAAATGATGAGATCTGTCCGAGGCGAGTGTTAATTATAGCGGATATAATAGGGTTTGAAGCCATAGCCCGAAGATCTTTAGCTGTTAAAGGGACACCTTCTCTCCTTAAAATCCCAGATTCATTAAAAACAGACCCAGAGTCGTAAAAAGAAGATTTTGCAGCAGGGAAAGGGGCATTAAAAACAGGTTCATCTGCAAGTTTAATTACAAGTTCTTCCTTGGGTTTTTTACCAGAGAATAACCCTTTTACCGTTGAAAGAAAGGTGCGATCTCCATCACTCATAGTGTCTTCTCCTCAATCCCCAAAGTCGGCTTCGAATACACAACCTCTTGAAGCTGTAATAGCGTGCCAGACTGCCATAACTATATCATCATGACTTGTACTATTCCCTACTTTACCAGATTTTTGCCTTACCCCCGAGAATTCTCTCACTAATAAGTCAGTCTTCCTCTTATCTTCCTCAGTCTTATATGGGAAAATCATTTTCTCATTCTCTAATAGAGGACGAAGGGACAGGACACCTGACTTTAAAGACTTCTTACCAGAAGACGTTACAGTCACCCCTTTTAAAGGTAAATTAGAATTATGTTTGAAATGTTCCTTATAGATCTTCTGGAACATATTATCTTCTAAGTACCCTAGTGTAATGCTGTACTTAGAACTGAACAAACTTATTTTGTCTAACTGCTCTTGTAAAGTCTTCGGTCTACTCCTCCAAAACCCACATAGTGTATATTTACACTCTATGGAGTCATAAGACAGAACAACTATAACTGTATAATCACCATCTAAATTACCAGGAACTGAAAAATCAGCCCCTAAATAGGTGAGAGTGTCCCTAGGTCTAGATTCCACATAACTAAGATCTTCATCAAGAAGAGGTTCAAAAAGCGAATAAGGGAATAAAGTTGTGTCATCACTTGTAGGTTCGTTCTGATATTCTTTCAAAAAGGAGATGTTACCTACTCGCTCCTTCATATCCATCATATCTTTAAAGGTATATCTTTCAGACCACAAAACCTCTTTATCTTCAAAACTAACAACAGCTTTTAACTTCTCTCCTAGATATTGAGGGTTGGAAATAAGATAATGGTATAAGTCGTTATAATGCTGAGCTGTACCTATGACAACTATTTGTGACTTGTGACCTGCCTTTTTATCTTTAGATAAACCCTTATCCTTCATAGGAACTATAACTTCATTGAAATAGTTTATGATGTGTGAGCGTAAATCATCTGTGTTTGAATTCTTCTCGTTTAAAATATCATCAAGAATGATTAACTGAGGATGTCTACCCCTAAGAGGTGAGCCAATACCTTTAGCTTTTATCTTTTTCCCACCTACTAAACTGATCTCTGTTCGAGAGTAAATTCCGTCACTCCTAGAAGGAAGCATCTCGTTCAAACATCTGTTTGTATTTAAAAGGTTTTTTATCTTATCTAAGTTTTCAATAGCTGAAGGCTGATCTGCTCCGAGTATCAAAACCTCTCTAACCCAAGGGTCATACTTTAATTTCCATAAAGGATACGCTAAAGCTAAAGAGTAGGAGTTGTGAGTCGGAATAAGTTTTTCCCCTACAAGATATACTCCTCTTGTATCCATTATCTCAATACATTGTCCTACCCTTGGTGTGCAAGATTCAATCCTTGTTATTAAAACATCTGTAAGTTTTTCTGGAGGCTTAGAGAAAAAGGGGTTTGGAGTTGTTAAAGAAAAAACGTTGTTCCTTACATTATAAGACCTTTTAAGAACATAACGACTCTCACCTTTGTTTAATAACCCTAAATTTAACATTCTCCCTGTCTCTATGACAACCGTACCGCAATTTTTTCTATCATAAACTTCCCACTCATGGTGTGGGTGACAATAGAAAATCTCTCCTATAGAGGTTGTTACTTTTAGGGTAGCAAACCCTAACTTAGATACACCGATAACTTTAGTTGGAATACCGTCCTTATTAAAGACTCTATGACCTATCCTTAAATCACCGTGAGTTTTCCAACCTTCAACAGTAAGAACCTTTGTATCGGAACTTAATAGCTTTCCATGATCCCTTGGAGCCATCTCACAAACATCTTCACCAGTCTTAAGATGTTGCCACCATATTTTATGTTGAGGGCCTATCTCAAATCCTAGAACACTTTTTTGAAAAACTAAAAAATCTGTTTTATATAAACTTAAAATAGCTTGTGTTAACTCATCTTTGTATACGTCTATAATAGCTGAGTTAGCGGTTGGTGTTTCGTTTCTTTGCGCTCTCATCCTTGTTCCTATTAGAAGGTACACCACGATTAAGACTTATATCTCCTGAGACTATCATATCAGACAAGCTCTTTACTACAGATGGAGACATAGCCAAACTTCCTCGTTCCAACTCTTCTAGCTTGGAATGTCTTTCTTTCAGAACTTCTTCTGGAAGCTTCTCTGTCAACTTCCCGAACTGTGACATCATTTTTAACAGAAGTTCGTATTCAGATTTAATTCTTTCATCCAAATAGATTCTGTTTTGATGGTCTTTAAGATCTTGAGATTCTTGAACACTTTTCTCTGATCGTGTTAGAGAATCTACTCGCCTTTTCTGCGTTATAACAGACATTGCTAACTCATAAACGCAATCTAAATGTACAGATCCTCCTGATCTATCAATAAGATCCTCAGCATACGATAATGATACGGAAAGTCTTGTATCTTTAAAGTTCTTACATAGAGAAGAAGCAGTTATACGGAAATTCTCATCCCCGTTACCTTGATTAGATAACCATTCCTCTATTCTCTTAAAAGGAACTTTCTGCATCCTTTGAGAAATTATATGGTCACAGAACGGTGATCTTGCCACAGCACATTCAGGCTTTAAAGAATCACGTATTTTCTTTATAAAACCCTGAGGATCTGGAAGCTCTTGTACCATCTCTATATACCTCTAACTGTGTTTAAGGAAATCCTTCTTAAACTCTTCTACTGTGTTTGGAGGTCCCCAAGAACCATCTCTATTACCTGAAACACCTGAAGGACCATTCTCTGTATCACAAACCATCCACATCTTTTCTTCAACATCAAAGAACCTAACACTTAAACCGGCATGGATTAAAATATTAATAATAGCGTCTTTGGTGGTATAGTTTTCGTCTATCGTTAATGTATTAACCTCTAAGCTCTCGACACCTTCTATAACACATAGACATATATAAGTAATAGAAAACTGTGTGCTACCTTCTACTACAACCGCATAAGTCTTTGATTTTAAGATTCTTGCCACATTTTATCCTAAATGTAAAGATTATAACGCCTTAAGCACTAGCGTAGATGTGATAGTAAACTTTCCTGTTCCTCTTAAACGGATCGTACCTTGCATATCTACATCTGAAAACACTGTGTGGTCATCTGCAACCAGATCAAGAACTTTTACGAACCCTCCGATAAAAGTATCACTCTGTACCTCCATGACAGCTGAACTTTCTATCCAAATAGTGGCAGAGAATGGAAGAACATTTCCAGAGTCTGGACTTCTAGATACAACCCTAAAATCAAAATTAGAGTTTGATAACTCCCCTGAAAAAAACCCTGAACCCATCTCTCTATCTCCTAACCTGAAAACTTCTTCAAAAACTTGTCAAATACGTAACCTGTGTTCCCTTGAGAAGAACCTTCTACAATATTAACAAGACTCCAAGGAGTTAAACTTGAATCTAACACCTCTACTAAACATCCTTTATGTAAAGGACTTACCCCTTTTATTACAGGAAATTCAACCCCTGCACCACCCCTAACATTTAAAGTAGACGAAACGTCCACAACGTAAAGATCCTCAGCCGTAGTATAAAGCTTAGAGTGATCATCTATTATAGACCTAAATACATCAATAGGAAAAGCAGGTCCTGGGTCAATCTTCCTATCTGGTGCGATTTCGCTGTGTTGGACAACTTCCTGTATAGAAGGACATACCAACAGAATAGCCTTAAAAATATCTACAAGACAACATATCTGTTTATGAGGATAAGCCTGCCAGTACGTTACCGGAGAGGAAGAACCTCCAAATGGAACAACTTCTGTGTCTGGTATCTCAACCCCACACCAAGATTTAAAAGCACCCGATTCAGTTCTAGTCAACTTACCCCAGTTTACAACCTCTATACCTATAGAGCAGTTATTTAGGTACTTATCATTACCATATGAGGAAATACCTGCGTGATGAGCAATGTCTACCAAAGAAACAACTTGAAAGGTTGAACTCAAATCATCCCCTATAATAAAATGAGATGAAGGCTTCCCTCTTGCAGAATCATCCATAAACAAACTCCTTGTAGAGACAGAGCTTGCGTTAGCTGTATAATGCATAACAATATACTTGATAGGCTTCTGAAACTGATCAGAATTGTTGGGTGAGTGGTCATACCACAAAGATGTGAACTTACCATCTTTCACTGAGAACCCGTTAAAAGTCTCCTCCTGCATTGAGGATCTTTTTGATATCTCATCCTTTATAATGGATATCTTCTTCTCAGTAGCAATCGATGTTGACTTAGACCTTAATAATTTAGAAAGCCTATTGGAAAGCTCTTCATCACTTCTACCACCTACATGTCTAGTACAGTAATTTGAAACTTGTTCCATAAGACCTCTTTTTTACCTAGGTTTATTCCATCAAAAAGAAAACTTTAAACACTGTTATAAGACATATAGACCAACCTACCGTTAGGATAACTACTACTATATGCCCTTTAAAGGTAACTTTTTTGTGGTTCTTCATGATAGACCCGCCTTTAACCAACCGATGAAACCACCTTTAATAGCCGCATAGGTTGCCATCACTGTAGCAAGAGCTATAAATACATTCTTTAAGATAGTGCCTAAACTACCTAACGTATCAAAAGCCTTAATAATATTAATGACACGTAAGATATACGTGTATTCTTCCTCTGAGAATGTAATAGGGGTTTGTCCATCAACACGGTCATTTATCAGCTTTTTTAGAACTTCATCAGTAAGCTGATGAAATCCCTCCTCAGGTTTCTTAGCCATATATTGTTCCTTTCAAAACTAAAACCTCAATGTCTGTAGGCCTAAGTATCTAGGTTCAACACACCTTCTGAATTGACCGTACTCTAACTCTCCTCCAAACGAAACCACACGAAATCATCAACTGCCAAAACTCTACACGATGAAATCCTTTAGCTTGTTTATTACGAATATTTATAGAATTACGGGGTAGAGGGTACCACTCTCTTAGTTTGTTCGTTAGAAGCTTTCGTATTATCTTTGATAGATAGCATAACCTTGCCAAAAGAACCATCAGGTAAGGTGCCAGGGGTAGGAGTAAATCTTGTAGCAGGGGCTGTACCATCCAAAGTTAATTCAGCCATCACACGAACAATTTGCCCTGGATAGAAATCCCACCAATGTCTTCCTAATGTAGTAGGACGAACATTAGTACCATCTGTTCTCTTACCGTATGTAACATCTAGAACTGCATCCACAACCTCTAATGCAGTTGGAAGATCTTTATCTTCTATAACTTCGCCAACCTTAGCAATAACGATAGCTTCCATCTCAGCAGTTGTAGGTGATGTGAATGTTGTCATAGCAGCTTGAACATGTGTAAGTATAAGAGCTATCATCTCAGCAGTTTTAGGACTTGTATATGTGGTCATAGCAGCCTGAACATGTTCCAATATGAGCGCTATCATTTCAGCAGTTTTAGGAACTGTATACGTAGTCATAGCAGCCTGAACATGTGTAAGTATAAGAGTTACCATCTCAGCAGTTTTAGGACTTGTATACGTAGTCATAGCAGCTTGCACATGTGTAAGTATAAGAGCTATCATTTCAGCAGTAGTAGGACTCGTATACGTCGTTAATGCCTCTGTAACCTTAG